GTTTTTTTTTTTTTTTGCTATCCGCTAGAGCAGTTGCAATACGTTCATCGCACACATCGACGCTAGTGGTGCAGAAGTCGCAAGTGAACGTGGCTCTTTTAATGCGACAAAACTTCGGATTTCTTGAAGTAATCTCTGAAATGTCCTCTACCGAAAACATTGCCATTAGCTCCACCTTTCTCTCAGCTCTTTTTCGACCTGTTCTGACTTTGCTGTGATATAATCCGCAAACTCGTCAGGTGTCATGTCTTCTTTTTTGAACTTGCCAACCATCTCCCAGTACCTGTCACCGTCCCATCGGCTGGTATCGGTTTAGGCAGCGCGGGTTATTGCAAAATCGCTCGCTTCCGATGATGCGCAGCGGCTTCCCGCAGTAGGGGCAGAAGTCCGGGAGCTGCTGTGGCGTGGCAAATTCCATGTCTGCCTTTGACGCACCGGTTTGCATCAGCTTAATCACGCAGTAAGCGGAACCCGGCTGCGCTGCCGCAATGCAACTCTGACGTGCTGGGCATTTTGAGCAATCGTACATCGTCACTCCTCCATCTTTGCGCCACAGTTCGGGCAATAATCAAAATCCGATACACGTTCATACGGCGAGAGCTTGTATTCTGCTCTGCACTTGTCACACTCGATTGAGTTTCTTTCATGGTCATAAATCCATTTTGCTTGTCGTTCCTGTTCTCCTTTCAGCCAGTCGTTAAGTGCAGCCATACAAGAGGGGCAAAGGACAACGGTTTCATCTCTTATCGAGTAAATCCCTTTATCATCGCCAGCAAGGCACTTTACAATAGAATTGCTTTCAAATTGGTCAAGTTCGTCATCAAACGGTGTCATGTATTTCACATCGTTGGAAAGCGGAAACGCTTCACCGCACCTATCGCATACCATTGTCATTTTCACCACAACTCCCAACTAGCCTTGAGCTCTTTTCCGATTTCAACAGAAAGTTTTTTGATGATGATTCTTGCGTGTTCATACTGAGCTTTTACACCGTATGAATAATCTGTGACAACTTTCTTCGGATTTTCATTGCTTCTCATTTTCTTTCTAAGGTTTTCTTCGTTCTCCATAAGAAGTTCGCTTTGGTACAACCCCAGAAGCCTTACCAATTCTTGTTTTTCAAGCAGTTGCATTTTCTTTCTCCAATCTCTTTAGCAGCCCATCCACGTCATACCGCCAATGGACACGCAACCTTTTTGCTTTGACCTCTATCCCCTCTCGCTCTGCCCACTGCCAAGGGATGCTTTTGCGGCTCTCGTTGTAACGGAACGCCAGAACTTTGCTGGCAGGGATTGCAAAGGTGCGGTTGACCGCCCGGTAATTGACTATCACATGGGCGGTCTGACCGCTGTACCCCATTGCATCCACCATGTCTGTGATGTGCTTTTCCTTGCGGTATTTGCACTTTGCCTTGTCGTACTTTCCGAACACCTTTTCCAGAGGGATAGAGGGCGTTTCAATGGTTTTCAGTTCAAACAGGTGGTTCATCGGGTAACGGTACACAAGGAAGTCGCAGATGTTGTCGATGGAAAAGGACAGGTTCTCGTTGCCACCGTAGTAGGTTGCAGCACTGTCCTTCAGCCGATAGCACCACGCATCGGATGGGACGGATGCCTTGAAGTCTGCTTCAAACTGCTTGCCGGTGTTCATAAATCAACCCGTCCATCGTTTTCTTCTCCATGTGTATGGATAAACATAAAGCATTCCTCTCTTAATCATTCTTTCTGTCATCTGTTTTGCCAGCTCAAGGGATGATGCTCTGGGCGCGAAAATCTGTTCCGGGTATTTGATTTCCACCATCAATCCGTTTCGGATAATAGATTTTTCACACGGATATTTGTAACCGTCTTTCAGGATATAGCCAACCATCTTCTTGCCGTTATGTGGTTTGAACCCATACCAAATGCAAGAAAGCGGGCTACTTTCAAACGGAACCAAAATCTGTTTATTTGAATCAAATCTGCAATGGCTGTTCAAAACAGAAGCGATGTGCTTCATCGTTTTCTTCGATGGGTTTCTCATCCTCTTTCACCTCTAAATTCACTTCCGAGAAACCGTTTCTTCCCCTTTTCACGGTGCTTGTCCTCATAATCGCGGTGGTACACGCTCTGGCTGTGGTTCAGTTCATGCACGAACGCCTTGCGATCTTCAAAGTCTTTCTTCTCTGCCTTGTACTTCTCGCAGGTGTCGTGGCAAGCTATGTAGCGTGATTTGCAGTTGAGACAACAAGTAATCATTCTATCAACCCCATTGTTCGGCCATTGCTTTTGCAATGCCCGGAAAAGTTTTTGCTCTGTTCGCTTGTCGGTCTTTACCGCCATGATTGAACCAATTCCCGGCCACCTTCGTGCTTTCGCATTGTTCAAGCGGAATTTCATCGGTTGGTTCAAGCTCCGGCAGGCCTTTCAGCCAAAGGCACGTTTTCTTTTTGAACGGATGTCCAAACTGGTACGGCTGAATGGTCTGCGTGTATTTTGGCAAGCAGTAGACGGATGATGGAATCGGATTCTCAACCGCAATCTTGGGAATATCAGCCCACAAGAAGTGCAGAAAGAAATCCTTTGCCATCAGTCCTTTACGCAACCGCTGTTCGTTTAGAACGCCTTTCGGGTAAAGGAATCGTGCGCCAGCGTTCGACAGGTATGTGCAGGGCGGGTGCGCAATGAGCAAATCCCACTTTCCAACGTCATGCGTTACGCCGTCCATCGTAACGATTTGCCGCCCCCCCCCTCAACGGCCTTGAGCGCATCACCAAGAATGTGCCACTCAGGATGCCCGCCGGACGGCTCAATCAGGTCGCAGGAATAGGCTTCGTGTCCTTTTGCCCGGAATGCTTTGCAAACTTCTTGCGATTCCTCACAGGCAACTAAAACTTTCATATTTCCAAACGCCCGTCCAGCCAGATAGCGCAGCTCTTATATAAGGTAGGCGGTCAGGGTTTATGTCCTAAAAGGGCAAATCCGATGAATCGTCAATCACAGAGAAGTCATCTGCGTTTCCCTGCGAATAGTTCTGTGGTGCATCCTGCGCCCGATCGGCGGGCTTGCTTTCAGACTTGCCACCGCAGAAATCAACCTTGTTCGCCATGATTTCCGTTGCAGTGCGGTTGTTTCCCTGCTTGTCGGTATACTTCCGGGTCTGGATGCTGCCAGTCACCAGAATCAGGCTGCCCTTCTGGAACCACTTGGAAACGAACAGTGCCGTATTACCAAATGCGGTGCAATTGAAGAAGTCGGTTTCCTTCTGACCGCCACTCTGACGGTCGCAGGCAATGCTGAACGTGCAAACATCCTTGCCGGATTTCGTGACCTTAGCTTCAGGCGTGTGAACCAGACGCCCCTGAATTGCGATAGAGTTGAGCATTGTTTAGCCCTCCTTCGGCTGTTTCTGCGCACAGTCCCAACACAGGACGCGCCCAAAACGTTTCTTCGTGCTTCTTGCGGTTTCCAGCGGTGATACAGTTCGATTGTTGTACTGGACAGGCTGCAACCGTTTTCCACAACAAGCGCATGGGGGGATGGTTTCCGCTTCCGTTTGCTTCTGCGCAGGCTTGCTTACCCTGCTTGTGGTCTGCTTCTGGTACTCGTCCGTGTCAGCGTCCTTCGTATCGTCAATGCAAAACAGACCGTTCAGAGCATACTTTCTGGCGTAGCTACTAGACGTTCCAGTCACCTGCGCTGCATCCATCTTGGTTTTTTGCTCCGGTTCTCTTGCGTAAGCAGTAACCGTTACGCATCCACCATCCAGAGCTTCCACCTTTGCGGTCGCTTCGATGTAATGCCACCCCTCTAACACTTTAGGTTCATCAGAAAGGGTAAGAAGCAAACCGTGTTCTTTCAGAATTGGTTTGACTGCTTCCAAAATGTCCTCACAAGAGCGATACTTGTAACCGCCAAATGTGTTCATCTGCCCCTTCGGGGCTTTCAACTCTGACTGAACAGCCATCAGAGCTTCATGGATTTTGCTGTTGTCCATCAGTTGTTCTCCTTCCTCGCTTCTTTTCTCGCTTTACGGCAAGCCGGGCAACGCTTGGGCAGTGCCATGTTATGCGATTCGAAGAAAATGCGCTCTGCACGAGAAACCTTAAATGCTTTGCCGCAGTCACGACACGTTTTCTCAATGCTTGTGCTCTCGTCCCACGAAGCCATTCTTGCGGCATCTTCTACAGCAAACGCTTCATTAAGGCTGTCACAAAAGCTCCTAACAAGCGTGTGCTGCGGTGCGTGACCGTTTCTGCGGAGCGTTTCCTCCAAATTGTTCCTTTCGCAGCTTGCGCAAAGAGTTTTCGTGCTGTTCGGGAACACTGAAAAAGGCTTATTGCACTTTTCGCAGTGCTTAATTTCTTTCTTGTATTTACTCATTTTCTTTCCTTTCTTTGGCTTCATTAGGCTTCATCGTTCTTACTTCGGCTTAACTTGGCTGTATAAAGTCAACCAGCCATCAGGTCTGCCAACTGTGCATGGAGGTCTTTCAGCTCTGCTTCCCTGTCCTCAATCTCGGACTGCAAGTCCTCGATTGCTGCCAGCCGGTCAGCTTCTTTGGCTTCTTCCATCTGCTCGTTGGTCATGAAGTACACGCCGTCCTCCGGCTCGGTCACGCCACCGAATCTGTCAAGGTTAATCATCTTTAGGTCTTCCCTCTCTTACGTTCCTCTTTGATTTGCAACGCACTGTACCACTGATCTTTGTCGATTTCGATGGTAGACCACCGGTGATTACAGGCAATGCACTTCTTGCGGCGAACAATGCTGTCATGGTCAGACCGGCTGTCGACCGTTGTGATGTTGTCACTACCGCACATCGGGCACTTCATCGTGCGTCCCTCCACTTGTTGGTATGAGCGGGGATACGGTTTAACTTCCCCATCCGTTCGTTATCTTCATGCTCTTTTTCCGCGCTCACTCCAAGCGCGCACAAAACCAGAGCGGTGGCTAGTAACATCAGTGAAACAAATGCCCATACAAGCATCTGTACTGCAGTCTCGCATCCATTTATTGTATCGCCACAGCTAACGGCTACGATTGCAGCGACGATACCAAGTATGGTAAGCACGTTTCCTCTTACGGTTTTCATTTTGTCCCTTCTTTCAGAATGATATCGAATAAAAATGGTTTACTCGCATCAATCACAACTACCGCGTTTAGCACTTGAGCTATTTTTGCAAGCGTATCAGCCTTAACGCCCGTCTTGTACGGCGCTTTATTCGGACTTGTAATATTGTACACCGTTGGAGCTGACACGCCGCTTTTGCGGATAAGCTCTGATGCCTTCATGTCGCGTTCTTCAAGAGCGGCTTCCAGCGTCATTCTTTTCACCACTTTTGCTACCAAAGCTCAAAATCCAAGCAGACGCCATAATTGCTGCAATGCAGATGACGAGCCATGCTCCTTTAGTTCCGATCAGAAGCATAATTTGATGCATCAGCCAGAAGTTCAGAAAAAACGTTGCCAGAACCACAGCAAGCGCTACGCCACCCATCATTGCGATTTCTACAAGTGCTTTCATTTTTCTCCTTTCGTTTTTGAATGTTTTTCAGCCGTTGTTTCTCACGGCTGTTCCAGCGGATTTCCCGCTTTCCGTAGTATTTACCATTCATAAGTCAGTTCCCCTGCTGCAAGCATCCTCGACACCTCACCGTAATGTTTGCCCATTTTATCAGCAAGTGCTTGAACTTGCCCCACGGATGGAATCTTTTTTTCTTCCAATGCTTTCTTATTTAGATTTCGTTCTCTCCTCATTTTTTGATTTTCTGCAATGCTTGCAAAAGCAGCGTCTCTTGCACATTCTTTATGATACTTTTGAGCCGCAGACTTTTTAATCATTGGCTTTCCGCACCATTGACAAGTGGTTTTTACTGGTACAAATCTATGACTTTCGCTCAATGCTTTTCGTCTTGCTCTCTTTCGTTCCAGTGAAACTTCCCTTTTGCAATCTGAGCAATATTTTTTTGTAGGGTTGACCGTGCCGAGCAAGACACCGCAACGTTCGCAGTATTTAATCTCCACGCTGCATCTCCTCTTTCAGTCTGGCTTCCCGATTGTGACGTTCAAAGCACTGATTGATGGTCTTCTCCATCCAAATCACCTTGTTGGCATCGTTTTTGGACACGCCAGCAGCCATTGCCAGCTTCAGTCTGCGTTTGCGGCTTTGCGCCTTGCGAAATTTCGTCACCAGCACTCACCAGCCTTTTTAATGATGAACGCGGGCACGTTTCTGCCGGTAGCCCGACACAGGCAGACGCACTTGGCAACCCAAGTATCAAAAGAAGCAGAAGGGATGCAGCACGCTGCATTTTGCTTAAAGCTTTCATCATCCGGTTTACTAAGCCAAACAGAAACCGCCTTGTAACAGTACGCTTCCGTAACTCTGCACCATTCAATGCTGTACCCATCCAAGCACAACTGCTCCATAATCTTCATTGCCAGATGCTTCGCTTCGGCAATTTCATCTTCTGCCCACTTGAGCTTGTCTGCTTCGTAGACCTTGACCGCTTCGTCAATGGCAAACTTCGCATCGTCCGGGTGCTCAAGGTCTACCTTCAATGTCAAAATCTGTTCCATGTTCAGCCCTCCTTCTGCTCGATTTCAAGAATTTTGCAGATGCTCTGGATAATTTTCTCCGGCTTTCGCTCGCCACGAAGAATCTTGTAGAGGTACGAATCATCAAGGAACAATCCAGTATCGCTTTGAACCGCCTGAATCAGCTCCGTTTGCTTCATACCTCGCTGCAACAGCTTCATCTTCACTTCCAGCTCAAAGCCAGAACGGAAGTTTTCTTTCAAAATTCCACCTCCATTTGCTAAAATCTATTGACAAGTACGGAAAACTGTACTAATATAAGGGTGTAGAGAGTTTATATTGTACAGCGTTCTGTACTGCCCATGTCTGTATTATAGTACAGACTTCTGTACAAGTCAACTCTTTTGTACAAAATTCTGTGCATTTGTATACTTGCACAAATATGGGAGTGTTCTTGTGTCGGACTTGTACAGCAACATCCACGCACTCTGCGAAAAAGAGGGCATCAAAGACGGAACCCTTTGCAGCAACATTGGGATTCGCCGCAGTTTTCTTTCCGAATTGAAAGCCGGAAGAACCAAAAGCCTGTCCGCAGAGGTTCTTTCTAAGATTGCAGCTTATTTTAACGTATCGGTTGACTATCTTCTTACCGGCAACCAAAAAGAAAACCCGCCCCAGCAGCCGCAAAGTGAAGTCGATGCGGCATTGGAGCGGATTAGAAAAAAGCTTGAATCTATGCCAAAGGAACAGCGTGAAGCGCTGATGAACCTGATCGAGAAGATGTGAGGTAAGATTTTGTATTACCTATTGTGTGGATGTGCCTTTTTCTTTTGGTTCATGCAGGCCTTGTTAAAAGGCAATGACCGTGTACTATATGGCAACAGCAGAAAATATCGTTACCGTAGAAACCGAAAAAAGAACTGGTTCTGACCCGGTAAAATAAAAACCCCTTGTGCCGGGCTGGTGTAGCTCTGCGCAAGGGGTTTTCTGTTATTCTAGGTCTAGGGCTTGCTCCGCTGCTGGAATCTTTTCAGGATGTTCTAGCAGCCATGCAATAAATCGGTCAATCTTAGCTCTTTCCTGTTCACTCATTGTAGCATGTCCTCCCGATCAGTAAATACGAATGTTCATTTGATATGATTATACACCTTTTAGTTGTACAGTCAATACAATTTGAACAACTTCGCAAAAATCGAATGTTTTCTTTGCATCCGTTACTTTGCATCGGGGAAGCCAAAAATTGCAATGACAATGATTAAGAGCCACATTAAGTTTAAGTTACCCTTTGCTTTGTAACATTCCGTTGAGCATGGAACGAAAAGGGTTATCCGGTAAATCGTCCAGCACATCTGCTTTGACGAGAGCGTTTGTGCTGATGCTGTGCGAAACATTGTTTAACTGCACAATGGCATCGTCTAAGTCCTTCACGGTTGCTCCACGCCGTTCCATTGACTGGAGGAAAGTTTTCACTTCTTCAAGAACGACAGGGTTCTCGGCTTTATAGAATCCATTCGTAAAGTCCATCTTCTTCTCCTTTCACAGCTCCAAGAGCTGTCCGTCAATGCGTTCGATGTTATCTGCCGGGTCGTGTCCATCGTCTAAGGCGGCTACGGCACGTTCCAGGATGCCTTTTGCTTCGAGGTAAGCATCTTTATCAGCTTCGTACCCAGAAAGGCTCAAGACAAGCTCCAGCGTCCGTCTACGAGCGTATGGAATAATCAGAGCATCTACGGTTCGGTTCATTCGTTTTCCTCCCACGGTTCAGGTGTGTGTGGCTCCCCATCGGGAACGCTGGCAGGCATTCCGTCGATGATTGGCATACGTTCATGGTTCCAGATTACAGTTTCTTTCATTTTTCGTTTCCTTTCTATTTGGAATTTTTTGACAATACAGTTATACCACATCTCGCTGTTTCAATAAAACAGCGACTTTTTTCAATTATTGTTTCACATTTTGAACAATATATCAGTTGAATTTCTTTGCTTTTGTATCATTTTGTCGAAAGAGGGGTATTTATGGATGATTATAGGATACGAGTGGCAAAAGCGTTAGAGATGGCAAGAGCAGAATCTGGGCTTAGCCAACAGAAGCTTGCGGATAAAATGGGTGTAGGCCGGACATCCATTTTTCGTTATGAGCAAGGAACAATGACCCCAGATGCTTCTACTATCATAAAATGGTTTGTGTGCTGCGGTGTTGCGGCCAAGCCGTACATAGACACTTGTTTGCATCCCGGATTATTGGAAAGTCTGGCTGGCGATGCCAGCACCGAGAGAAAGAGGGATGCACTGATAGAGCATATCAAAGAAGCCCATCCGCAAGAAATCGACCTACTGTGCTATCTGATCTATGGCAATCACGGCTCAGATTACCTTGCCGTTCTGTGCGAAATGGTAGCCAACCTTCATACGACTTTGCGTGATCGTGTGTCCATCTGCCGCACCGTAACAGGTCATTATGAAATGGCACAGGCCACCAAAACCGACCCAGACCCAGACGGAACACAACCCAATATGCAGATTTTGTATCAGGCACAGGACTGTGGGGAAGCTGCGGCGATGAAGCGAAACGATTCTTATACCATCAACGAAGAAAACATTTTGCGCTGATTGTCGAATTATCGCAGTTTTTGAAGAACATTTTGTCCACGTTCATCCACTTTTTGTACACCTATCGCGCAAATTTGCCTTGTCAACCCGTCCCCCATAGGCTGTAAATCGACAACATTCGCACGGAATAAATTACGAGTCATCGTTAATCTATTCGTTTCGATTAAGCAGCTTGTCAATCCGTCCCCCATAATACCGGCTCAAAATTTTTTCATCCACATTTTGTACACGTTAGATAAGACTAATCATTGCCGGAAAGACTTTATTCAGCAAATGAAAGGTTTAGTTATCCACAAGCTGGAATGGAAAAAACAAAGAAATTGTTGAAAATTATCGTCATCACCTATTTAACGATGATATTTAACCTCTTGTTTATTTCTTGTTTAATATATAATAGGTAGATGGGGGACGAAATGACAAAGCATGGGGGACGTTTTGACAAGTCATGGGGGACGTTTTGACGAACCTATGGGGGACAAAAAGACAAGTCACGGGGGACAGAATGTATTGACTTGTCCCCCTACCTGTGATATACTGCTTTTAGGCTAGAAAAGGAGGCGAACAGATGCCTAAAATATCCGACAACAACCTTGTTGAAAAAAGCAAATCCCTTGTGTGGGCAAAGTTTAGGGACTACACGGCAGGCGAGCTTCGGTTGCTAGAGGTTTACTTGTCAAGAATAAATCCGAGAGACCCAAACAGCAGCCGTGTGGAGTTCTCGTTGGCAGAGTACAGAGACCTGCTCGGACTGAAAAGCCTTGATGCACGAAGGATTGAGCCGCAGATCAAGCACTTCTTAGGCAATACGGTGTCGATTCCCATTGACAAAGAAAAGGGAACATTTGAGAGCTTTGTCCTTTTCACAAGGGCAAAACTGGACTATGCGCCGGAAACAAGGTCTTATGTTGTGGCAATCACTTGTAACCCCGACCTTCGCCCTATTTTCTTTGACATTGCTGAAAGCGGATATGTTCGGTATCGGCTACGTTATACGTCACGAATGAAGTCACAGTACAGCATCTTGCTTTACTCGATTCTTCGGGACTGGTTGAACATGGACGGCAAGCCGCATGAAATCAGTCTGAAAAAACTGAGAGAGCAGCTTGGTGCGATGGAAGCAAGCTACGATGTTTACAAAAACCTTCGCAAACGAGTGCTTGATGTTGCAGTAGATGAAATCAATGCTGTGTCTGACATTGTCGTGACCTACGAACCGGTTCTTGTGGCACGAAAGGCTGTGGCGGTCAAGTTCAAGCCCAAAATTAAAGCGTCTGGGACGCTGATTGAAGCTCAGGCAAGCGAAGTATCGGCCGAACCTCAAAAAGCCGCCAGAAAGCCCCGTAGAAGCGGATACGAGGACTTTGACTGGTCTGTGTGTGACGAGATGGAAATGCAGGACTGCATTGACGTGGCAAAAGTGGTTGAGAAGTGGATGAAAAAAGAGCATCCTGAAATCAAGCTGCCGAGACGCAGAGAAGCGGTTTACGATACGGTGAAGGCGGCGTATAAGGACATCCTATCTTTGAATAGAACGCCGTTCCCCGACAGACCTGTTGGCTATCTGATTAGAAGCGTAGACAAAGCGGGTATCGTAGACAAGTATATGCCAGCGTTCTATTCCATTGAAGCGTTGCAAAAGTAGTCAGATACAGCGCATTGAGCAGATGATGCAGAAAGGAGAAAGAATGGGATGGATTAGTGTGAAAGATAAGTTGCCAAATTACAGGGAGAATGTAATTGTTTTCACGGAAAAGCATATTGACGTTGGGCATTTGGCAAGAGGAAGATATGGTTCTTTGTGGTGGGAAAGGGATTCCGTTGATGTATGGAAGGACAACGAAGTTTTAAGAGATGTAACCCATTGGATGCCGCTTCCTGACGAACCGAAAGAATAAAGAAAGAGTGATAAAATGGCAAAAATCATAGCGGTCGCCAACCAGAAGGGCGGCACAGGAAAGACCACAACAAGCACCTGTTTGGCTGGTGCGTTGCAATTGCTCGGCAAGAAGGTGTTGCTGGTGGACTGCGATGCCCAGTGCAACGCAACGGACACCTACGGCGCACAGACAGAGGACGTTTGCACCCTGTTCGATGTGATGACCAGACAGGGCACAGTAGAGGAAGGAATCCAGCACTGCGAAGCTGGTGACATTCTGCCGTCAGACAACGCATTGAAGGACATTGACGAGCAGTTTGTCCGGGACATGGGCAAGAACTTCCGGCTGCGAGAAGCACTTGAGAGTGTGTCCGAACAGTACGATTACATTGTGCTGGACACTCCCCCGCAGCTTGGTCTTGCACTTGTAAACGCTCTGATCGCCGCCAACAGCATCATCGTGCCTATTACAGCAGACCGATATGCGCTTGCCGGATTGAGCCAGCTTTCGCAGACAATTGGTGACGTTCGCAGATACTTCAACCCGACCTTGAAGATTGAAGGTCTGCTTCTGAACCAGTACAAGAGCCGTGAGAACTTGTCCAAAGAGGTTGTAGAGCAACTTCCTGTGATTGTAGAAAGCATGGGAACAAGGCTGCTGGACGTGAAGATTAGACCGTCTATGGGCGTTCGTAAGGCGCAGGCAGAGCGGCACAGTCTGTTTAGCGGCGACACGGCAAAGAGCACCAGCGCAGAGGATTTCAAAGAGCTGGCAAAGAAGATTGTAGAGGGGGATGTGCAGTGAATGTAGTTAGATACAAAGAGCTGGAAAAAGCAGAGTTTGAATTGCAAAGCAAATTCAACTCGAAAGATGTTATGTTTTTCCGCCGAGGGGATGGAATAGACAATCCGATTTATTATGTTGTTTCACAAAGACATTGTGGGGCGTTAAGTTCCGAAGAAGCCATAAAAGCCGGAAAAGTTTTGATTGAAGCTGGAAATGCGGCGAAATCTTTTCGGTACAACGGGTATTTTATTGATTGGAGTGACACACAGTGAAAAAGTCCAGCAAAAAAACATCCGGCTTGTTGGGCGGGTTTGACTTCCAGCCTGTTTTTTCGGAACAGATATTAAGCCAAAGTGAGCCAAGGGTAGAAGAAGTAAGCCAAACAAAGCCGAATAATGCCGAACAAGCACCGATTAAGCCAAGTGAAGCCGCAGACAGCCATGCACAGCCGAGTGAAGCAGAATTAAGCGGTATTAAGCCGAAGCAAGCCAAAGACAGCGAAAGACAGCCAAGTGATGCCGTGTTAGGCGAAGGTAAGCCGAAGAAGCTGAAACAGGCAAAAGAAGTGCAGCGTTTGATTGAACAGGGCAATATTCCCGGCGCACTGGTTGAAGCTGGTTTGACAAAGAAAAAAATCCCGATGCCGGAATCGCATCAGGGCGTTGCAAGCGGTAACGGCAAGCGTTCAAAACGCATTACCATTCTTATGAGCGAGGAGGAACGCAAGTACATCAACCGTGAAGCCAGACGGCACGGGATGACGATTGGACAGTATGTGTACGCTCTGGCGGCTGCTGCGGCAGATGGGAAGATTGAATTGGAAGATTTTCTCGAAGATTGAACCAAAAATAAAAAACACGCATTTTCTAACGAATTGACGTTGAAATGCGTGTAGTTTTCGTGCTATTGACATTCATGCTAGCAAGTGTTATACTATTATTGCTAGCCAACAAAGGAGGGATTGAGTTGGCTAAAAGTAGCGCAGAGTATTATCGAAAGCGTCGTGAAACCATCGGTCAGTTCAGTGTTCCAATTCCGAGAGAGAAGCTCGATGCTTTAACGGCAAAGTTAAAGGAACAAGGGAAAACAAAGACCAAATGGCTTAACGAGATGATAGATAAAGAACTTGAGCAATAAAAAATCCCCTAAACTGTTCGTAACTTGGCGGTCACCGGCAGTTTAAGGGATTACACTCCATGCGATTATGGGTGATAAATCCATTATATCATCTTCATAGTTGCATTACAAGCAAGATTTTTGTGGTAAAGCCAATGAACATTCCAGCAACGAAAGAAGAAATTCTCGAAAATTTCAAGCAAAACCGCAACGGTCGTCCGCTCAATAAGGATGATTATGAGATTGCAGAAGCGTTATCTCGAATCACTTACAAGGCGTATGAGGCAGGCATGGAAGATGCCAAACAGCTGAATATGGAGGATATGATGGATAACAAGAAATGTAATGCGCTTCACGTTTTTAAGAATAGTAGCTTTGGCCAGCTTCGCACGATTGAAGAAGAGGGAAAGATTCTTTTCTGTGCAACTGACGTGGCAAAGGCATTGGGGTACATCAATCCGAGAGATGCAATTTCCCGCCATTGTAGGGGTGTCGTGAAACGCGACACCCCTACGCAGGGAGGAATCCAAGCAATCGCTTTTATCCCGGAAGGAGACGTTTACCGCCTCATTACCCACAGCAAGTTGCCCGGCGCAGAGAAGTTCGAGAGTTGGGTTTTCGATGACGTTCTTCCGTCTCTCCGAAAGGATGGCTATTACAGCCTTGCACCGCAGGAGAACAAGCTTGATACGCAGAACGATGCAATCTTGCAAGTGCTGATGAAGAACACGGAAGTCCTGCAAGCCATCGTTCAGCAGAACCAGCAGATTATGATTGCGCTTACCAACCTGTCCGTCAGCGATGCAAAGCGCACGATGGAGATTCAGCCTTACACTTCCCATCAGGGGCAGAAGGGCGATGGCAAACGTAGCAAGCGAATCACAATCCTTATGAGCGACAGCGAGCGGACGTTCGTTACGAGAGAAGCACGCAAGCACGGATTCACGGCAGGGGAGTACATCTACAACCTGTCCGTTGCAGCATCGAAAGACCAAATTGACTTAGGCTAATAAGATTGGAGGATTGACGTATGATGAGGTCAAAGGAATTTTACGAAGAAAGCATTAGCCGTTTACAGAAAATGGTCAAACACGGAGTTTACGTTCTTTTGTTCGATGCTTTTGCCATAGCAGTTCAGATTCCGTTTATCTTTGCTGGTAAATGGGTTGCAGCACACTTGATTTTGTCCATCGCCGTATCTTTTGCGGCGGGATTTAGTTTTAACACGCTTGTGGATAGTAAAAGACAACTTGATATGTACAAGGCAGATATGGAATTGTACTATACCAAATAAAATAGCCCCTGTGTAGTCACAACGACCGCACAGGGGTTTTGCTTTACTTATCAGCAATGCAATCCCAGTAGAGATATGCCTTGCCGTCTGCGGCATCCGCGTCCTCAAGGAACGCCTTTGCCATGTCAGCGTAGAAGCCCGGAGTGTCAACGGACTGACGCTTTGCGACCTGACAATAATCCGAGTACATCATGTTCATAACAGCCCAGAAATCGTTCGGGTCACAGGTGATATTGCGCTGTTTCGCAACGTCCTGTGTCTGTTCCAGCGTCCAGTGACAGCCCTTCGTGCCGTCAGCATTCACCATGCTGTCGCACCATTCCTCCGCTTCATCGTGGGTGAGGTGCTGGCGTGGCATCTTGATGGAGCGGCTGTCTGCACCGCCATGTTCGTACTGCCCAGACCGTTTATCCCAGTTTCCGTTCTGCGAGAAGCCGATTTGCGGCATCTTGCGCCCATACTCTACGTCAGGGTAGCGGGGGATAGGGTAGGGGTCGATGTAGCGGTTTTCCTCCTGCGGATAGTAGGGATAGCGGTCGTTGCCGCCTTCCAGCTTACGCAGACGGCGTTCCAGCTCACGCTCCCTGCGGTCACGTTCTTCCTCAAGGCGGTCACGTTCCGGCTCACGGTCTTTGTCGTGGTCGCGGAACATCATCATGCGGCGAAAATTGTTCTTGCCCATAATCTATACCTCCTCAAGAAATGGACGCAGGCGCGCCAGCGTGGGAGCGGCAGAAACAGCCAAGATACTTGAACGTTCCGGTTCCTGTCGCAGACGTTGCAACACGGGTAGCGTAGCGGGTGCGGGTGTGGATGCTCTCGGCGGTCGCCTGAGCGCAGTTGCAGTCGGTCAGAGGGTATGCGGTCGTGCCTGCACCGATGGTAATGACCACAGGTGCGTTGATGGTGGTCGTGTCCGGCAAGCTCTGGGCAACGACAATGCAATATTTTTCGCCTGCTGCGTAAGACCCGGCAGGGATGTTGATGGTCAGAGTATCGTCGGCAAACGTGACTGCCTGACTGATGACCAAGTGCGGGCAGAGTTTGCAGCTTGTTTTGCAAGCCATAGTAGTTTCCTCCTAAAAAATCAGGGGCAGAGGTGTCTTACCCCTGCCCCGATGGTTCACCCGGTGTTATCGGGGAGTGTGTAGGTTAGCAGCAGCCGCAGCAGTTTACGCCCACGTTGGGGTTTGCCACCTGATAAGCGGGAATCGGACGAGGATTGACCCGGTTCAGAATGGTATCGGTCTGCTGGGACATCACAGTGGTCAGAAGCGCATTCTGACGATCCTGAGAAGCGGCGAACTTCAGGCTCTGGTTCTCAGCGGTCAGAGTGGCAATCTTATCCTGTGTGAAGTAGTCCATCATGCTGCGGAAGTTTGCGTTGCAGTTGTCGATAACTGCACGGGTGTTGTCTGCGATAGCCTGACGGGTAGCGCAGTCCTCCGTTGCGATGGTGTACTTCAGGTCGCCGATCAGCTTCTTGTTCTCGCAGCAGCAAGACGCCAGCTGCGTGGCAAGTGCGGTCTGGCCGGCCTGCCGAGCGTTGCCCTCCTGCATGATGGCAAGGTTGATGGCGTTGTCACCATTGGACACGCTGCGTTCCAGACCGTTCACGAGCTGTGCGTTCTGGTAGCCAAGCTGACAGATGGCACTGTTCACGCCCGCAAAGCCGTTCGCAATGTTGGCGTTGATGCCGTTGATCTGCGCCAGTTGGTCATAGCCCAGAGAGCAGATGCCGCTCTGGATGCCAGCCAGAGAACGGGAGGTATCCTGCTGATAGAAGCCCTCAGACAGAGCTGCGCGGGTGTCTGCACCACCCTGACCAGTTGCGCCAGTGCCGACCAGATAGGGGATGTAACTGTTCATGCCGTTGTCACCACCGTTCCGACCGTAGCCGCCGTTGCCCCAGCCGAAGATGATGGCGAGGATGATAACTGCCCACAGACCTTCGTTGCCGAAGAAGCCGCCATTGTTATTACCGCCGTCCTGCCCAGCCAGATAGCCAGTTGCAAAATCGTCCATAACAAAACTCCTTTCAGTTTTGCGTTATGCTATCCCACCGCCGTGTGCGGTGGGCGAAGCCAAATAAAAGCGGTTTTTATCAAGTCCGCAAAACTGAGAAGCGTTTCGCTTAGAGGGATGCGTTACCGGGGAAGCGTCAAATTCAGGACGCTTGCCAGCTGGTTCAGGTCGATGCCCCGCTCTTTGGCGAGGTTCTGTGCCATTGTTCGGAGCTGTGCTTCATTCTTGCCCTGAATCAGGTTCAGCCCCTGCATGATAGGTGCGTTCTGCCCGCTCAACTGCTGGATAAGCCCCATCGGGTTCTGCCCGGCGCGAGCCAGATTTGCAAGCTGCATGATAGGGCTGTGCGTAATCATATCAAACGGAGAGGACATTGTTATTCTCCTTTCTTTGCTGTGGCAGTAGGCTTGGAAAAGCTCTTCTGCCACTTTTCCAGTTCATCCAGCCTGTGGACGAGGGCGTTATACTCTTCAATAGGCACATACTGCTGTGTCGGTGCAGCGGTCTGCTGTGCCTGTTGCGCCTGTATCTGCCGCCACGCTTCCGGACTGTAAAACTCCTGCACATAGGATTCGCAGGTGTCCGGGTTAAGCCGCTTGCAGTAGATGACCCCACTACGCAAGTCTGGGCAGTAGGTCGGTCTGCCGTACAGATCAGACGGTATTGCCAAAAATTCCTCTCTGCTAGAAACAGGTCTGCCAAGCAACCAACCGCCATCTTGTGCCGACTGCTGAACAGGCTGCTGCCCATTCATCGGCTGCGGACGCTGCTGCTGTGCCTGCTGCATCTGTGCGGTTGGTAGGGGAGTGGTAAGTCCTACCGTGCCCATACCGCCATAAGGGTTGACAGGCTGCTGCGGAACATAGGGTGCTCCGGGTGTCGGATAATAACTCATAATACATCCCTCCTGATGCTCCCAGTGTACCGCATCAGCAAAAAACGAAGGACAACGAACGCACAACAAAGGACAAATATAAACTGATACAACTGCCACAAAACAAACAAAAAAACAAGGCAAAGTCTGGTGACTATGCTTGTATCACTTGTATCAGTTTTGCGGTATAATCAGTACAGTAAAAGAAAACGGAGGAAACAAATATGGAAAACGCAACTATCCGCAACCTTGGAAAGCTGTATCGCTTGCTGGACGAAGCCTGCACCCCTGACCATGCAAATCAGGCAGACCTCAGCAACGCCACGCGGTTTCCTGTGCGTGGCGTGATGATGAAAATCACGCTGGCGCACAAGCTTCACAAGATGACCCCGGAGCTGGACAATGCCTGCGCTTACGTCCTGAAGGATGTAGACCTTGAGGACGTGGATAGCAGCTTTGCACTTAAAGCATTGTCGTTACAGCAGCAGGGTATGTTCCAAATCGGATATATGTCACCCGATTATAAGACAATCGGCGTGTCTGCCGTAAAAATCAAAGCCGCTCGGGAAAACGCCGGGCTGACCATTCGTGCGCTGTCGGAAAAAACCGGGTTGTCTACCGCGACCATCCAACACGCAGAAGCCAGAAAACCTATCCGGATGACCACGCTCAAGAAAATTGCTGCGGCCTGCAACGTATCAGTAGAAGAGTTGCAAGGGTAAAAGAAAAGCGCCCACACGGAAAAATCCGCATGAGCGCTTAACTGTAAGGATGCACACATTGGAGTGCAATGCTAAGATACCACATCATCCAATATATGGCAATGATTTCGACAAAACTAGTAAGAATAAAACAAAATCCACCAGCCTAAAAGCTGATGGATTATAAGTGAGCGAGTAATCGCCCTGCCACCGAAGCAGCAAAATTGCGTCTCCCGCATGGTACGCACTGCAAGTAGGCGGGCGGGAGACTGGTCGGCGCCTATCTGGCAACCGCTTTTTTCATTCCCAGATAAAGCACTGGACTAGCTGGCAAATATCCACCCTAATGCGCTTCTTCGAGAGGCTGGGTGGATTTGTTGAGATTATTATACCACAATTCGTGCAAAAAGAAAAGCGGCAAACTCTGGAATAGCCTGCCGCTTTGTTGCGTTTGTAGAATCAGCCTTAAACATGCGTCCTACATACACTCATACCGTAAAAATATTATATCACACATTCAGCATTTTTTCAATGCCTTTCAGCCGGTAGCCTACCGCCGTCCGGCTGTAATGCGTCTGTGCTGCAATGTCCGGCAGCGGGAGCCGCTCAACGTACCGCAGTAAGGCTATCTTACGGTCTACCCTCCCAAGCGGTGCGCTTTTGATGGCGGCGGTCATCTGCTGTCGGTCAAGTCCTTGCAGCGCAGCAGGCAGCACTACGCGAGCCGCCGCCACAGGCAGCACCGAGCCAGAAAGGCTGCGGCAGCTGTCCGGCGTTGCGCACCATATTGCCAATGCTGGCGAAACGGTGACAAAACGTCACCAGTTTGTTGACATTGCCGATATGGTATGTTTTCGTGAGGCCACGAAAACGTGCGCAGACCATTTTCGTGATGCCACGAAATTGCTCTTGTGCGGCGTACATTTTGTTGGTGTCAACAAAATGCTCGTATGTAGTGCTTTCCATGATATCCTCCTTACTGCTTTTCCAGCGCCGCCTTCATGCGGTCAAAGAAAAACTGAATCACGGTGCCGATAGTCTCATCGGTGATGGCCCAGCTGATGAGCCTGCCGCATTTGCTGGTACTCAGGGCTGCCCGGAGCATCTTGACGACCCACGCCTTGCGCTCTGCGCCGCGTTTAGTCCCCTGAATCTCCTGCTCTGCCCGCTCGATGAGGTCCAGCACCAGCGGCTTTACCGCTGCGCCGTAGCCCAGCCGGATGCAGCCCAGTGCGTAAAACGCAAAGCCGCCCAGCATCAGCAGCAGTGCTGCCCATGCGGGAAGAACGGAAATGAGCTTAGATACCATTGCTTCCATGATTTGTTACTCCTTTCAGTAGGTAGTTGTTAATGTCGGTCTTGCTTTTTTGCATGCCCTCTCGGTTATTACCGGACAGTTGAGAATCCAGAAGGTTTTGCACGCCAACAAGGACGAGGCGTATTTCTTCGTCAATTCCGTCAAAGCGCCGGAGGTCTCTGGCAAGGGCTTGTGTATGCTGGAGTTGCCCCTGCTCTAAGGTGCCGATGCGCTTGTCCAGCTCATCCATTCGCTTGTCTTGCGCAGCGTCCGGAGCCTGCGCCTTTTTGACGTACTTGTGGATGATTTCCAGCACCTTGTCGATCGTGATGACGGCTGCGCAAAGGCTGCCGAGAATGCCAAGCACCCACAGCAAAGCATCTTTTTCGGTCATTTGCCCTCCCGAAGACGGGTCAGGCCCTTCTTGCGGATGATTTTTGGGTAGTTGAGGGTGGCCACGTTGAGGTCTACGTTGCCCGTGATGCCAGGCACGCTGCCCTTGCTGGTGTGCTGGTGGGCGTTGTAGTGGTAGCCGACGGCGGGAGTCTTGTCCGTGTAGTCAGCAAGCCATACGTCCCAGCGGTTTGCCAGACGGCCCATGTCCAGTTCCTGCTTGCTGTAGGCGGTGTAGGTGTACAGCTGGGCATAAAAGCCCATCTTTTCCACCTGCTCCAGCGCGTAGGCGGTGAGGTTGGTGAGGTCAAGCGTGGACAGCTGCTTGAGCTTGTTTTCCTCCACGTCCACCGCTACTGGAAGGGTCAGTTCCTTGCCGTGCACCGCCTGCCGCACAAGGGCCAGCTCTGCATCGGCCATCGCCTCGCTGGTGGCGTAGGTGTAGTAGTAGACGCCCACGTCCATCCCGGCAGCCCTTGCCCCGGCGTAGTTGGTCTCAAAGGTGGGGTCGATGTACAAACCGTCTGCCCGCTTGCTGAGCTTGCGGTTGGTGCTCACGGTCTTGAGCATTGCCCCCTTGTAGCCCGCCGCAGCCACCTGCGCCCAGTCGATAAGGCCCTGATACCGGCTCACGTCGATGTACCGGTATGGCGGGTCGCCCTCCCAGCCGGTGACGGTCTCCTCAACGGGAGTCTCTCTGGGCGTTTCCGGCGCAGGACTTTCGCTGTCCACGCCAAAGAGCACCTTCACCAGCCCCGCCAGAAATTCCAAAAGTTTTTCCACCGCTTACTCCTCCTGCACGATCTCCTCAAAGCCGCTCTTGATAAGAATCGCCTTGACCTTCTCCTTCAGCAGGCGCGGGCAGCGCTTATACAGCGCCTTTGCCTCCTCGACAGTCTCAGCAGACATGATTTCCTGTGCCCATAACATCGCCATCATACATACCAACCTTTCTAATTTTTGTGTGATTTTATGCATAAACAATCTCGCTCATTTCAAGCAAGCATTGCTTGAGCATCTCGTTTTCTTTTTGCAGCGCCGCCACCGTTTCCGGCAGCTGCGCCATCTGCTCGGCCTGCTTTTTGGCCTCCTCCTGCGCTGCGGCGGCTGCGGCCTCGGCCTGCGCCACCAGGTCCGGGCGCGGGGCGATGGCGGTCACAGTCGGCAGGCCGTCCCGCTCCTCAGTCGTGATGTCCGCGTAGGCGAGGACGCCCGGCAGGGTCATGCCCTCCGGGATGACGGCCCAGCCGTCCGGGATAGGGGTGGTGCAGATGCCGTAGATCACCCGATGCTCGGGCTGGGTGGTGCAGTCAATAATAGTCATCATATGTGTTACCTCCTGGGTTACAGGTACTGGTAGCCGTACACAACAAACTGGCTGCCGCTGCCGCCGCCAGAGACGGACAGGGTGCCGTCTGAGGCAAAGGCCACGGAGACCATCGACACGCTTGTGTTTTCGATTTTTGCATAGGGGTTATTATATGAACCGAGTATGCCATCGCTCAGCATGGTAAGGCTTGTGATGGGTACAGCGGCGGAACCTCCACGCACCACCTTTGCATGACCGAAGTCGGAAGCTGTGCCGATGGCATTGCTCGTCGTGGCTGCATTGTACTCAGATGAGTTTGCCCATCCGGTACCGCTGCGTCCTATCGCCGGAATCGCCGAGACGATCTCCGCGTAATCCACCGTGCTAGGGATTGCCATCGTGGTGGTGCCGCCGGTGCAGACGCCTGCACCCGAGAAAACCAGTTTACCGTCCATATTCATCATCCTTTCGAGTCGTGTGATTTTGTCTGCAGTCAGCGCAAATTTGGCGTCGGTCTCGGTCTTGCTGTACGCATACTCAGCCAGCAGTGCGTCCACCTGTGCCTGCGTGTAAAAGTCTGACATGTCCGCTTTCTGCACGCTATCCTTCCATGCGCCGGTGTCACCGTCCCACGTCCAGATGGTGTCGGTCGTGCCGACCACTGCCCACCAGCCGTTTTCGCCCACAGGGACGGCGGCTTTCAGGGCTTCCGGCGTGGCGTACCAGCCCTGTGCACCAATGGTGATGGTGCGCACCTGCTCGAAATATTCTTTGGTGCCTTGCAGGTTTTTGGCAGACTCCGTCTCGGACGCTTTCGCATTTTTTTCGCTCTCCGCAGCATTTGACGCGCTCGTGACTGCTTTGTCAGAGTATTCTTTCAAATCAACCTTAACAGCGTTCGCAGCATTTGCAGCCGCTTGTTCTGCTTTAGCCCTTTCGGATGCAGCAGTCTGCGCTGCTGAAACGGCTTCTTCTTTTGCGTTAATTGCTCCCGCAACGGTACTAAGCTCATTAAGAGTAGCCGCATTGATTGGTGTTCCTTCTTTTATTGGCTCGTCATTTCGAACAAGGGTGACGATTTCGGATGTTCCATCCGACTTTACCATTGTCCATCGACCTGGATATTTTGATACGCGATCTTCAAAAACCATATTGTCCCTCCCCGGTCATGTATTCGCCTGAAAAAGTAACGTAAGTTTTGGCAAGAGTTTCGATATCCTCTAAAATGGATTCAATCTGATTCATGATATCGAAGGTGAGCTTATCCATTGACGCTGTCGTTGGTATTTGACCAAGTTGTGAACTTCCAGAATTTTTCGAACGGATGGCCTCAATGTTTGCGAGCCATCTAAAAGCGTCAGACGTAGTCAAATATCCGCTAACGGACCAGTCGGTTTTTACATTAACGGATGCACCCAAAATATTTGCGAGTTCAAGAACGCCGGATTCAATACGATTAAAGTCTGTATAACTTAACGCGCCTTTCATTCCGGCGACCCATTCCGCTTGCTCGGCTTCTGTCCATGTGTCAGTTCTTGCCTTTGCTGCAATTTCTTTTACGCGGTCAACGTCCGACTGAGTTCGGTCTGTAATCCACATGCTGGGACTCCTTATTCTTCAATGCGATTGTCAACGCCGATTTTCAAATTCGAGTCAACGACAAAAGCGGGCTGATAACCATAATGCTGAGTAGTATCATAATCCCATTTTCTGGTCGTCGGATAGCTGCTGTAAGAAACGGCGTCCGAAGAATCCATGTGCCAACAGCCAACAGCGGAATCGGTGTTATGCCCGGATGGGATTCCAAAATATCTTGCATCATAAACAGGGGTTCGCGTCCATGTGATGTACACAACGCCAGTCGAAGACGATGGAAACGCTTCAAAGATTTTAAGTGCTGTGGGAAGTAAAGAACCCTCTCCGTTGCATCCCTTGCCCCACATTTGACCATTCGTGTACTCGTTGTACGCAATTTCCTTTGCAGACAAAAGGAAAACATTACGAGAAAGCGTAGAAAGCGATGTGTTTCCGTTGCCGGGCGTGTAGTAGAATTTTGTTTTTCGAATTTTGGATTGGACATAAGTTGACAACGCATTTTTGAAATTATTGTTCAAATACGTGTCAATCGTGCTGTTGCTGTATGCATTGACGGCCGTGCTGTTCCAAGCAGGCGTGCCAAGCATCTCTTTTCTGACAAGAAGTGTGCCGCCAGTGCCATTAAGGCTAGATTCGTAATCACGGGCTGCAATAATGAAATCGACATAGTTGCCGCCTTCCAAAATCTTGACGGTACTGCCATCTGCCATATCCGACATATCATTTGCAATTGCGGTCGCAGAGCAAGAAGCGGAAAGCCCGGAAACGGTAGCAGTAATCGTAACATTTCCACGATGAACGTAAGAAACGTTACAAACAGATACGCCGCGTTCGTTTTTGGTGACATTCAGCTCGACAATACCCGAAGGAGACGCGTTCCAAATGATAACGGGAGAATCCGCAGATGCGGGAGTGAGAGTGGCAGTAAGAGTGATAACATCGGACGGATGCAGGTAAATTTGAGACCGATCAAGCTGCAAAGAATTTACATCTTCAATCATGTACCCAGTAACAGAGCCTTTGAAGCAGCCGCTAAAGGTGTACTTTACATCCGTAATAAGCAAGTTCGAAGAATATCCAAATTGATGATTGAGCTTCACAAAATCAAGAGCATCATTGTGGGGACTTGCACGATAAGAAAGTGTTGCGGTTCTGCGGTTTGAAAGAATCTTGTAGCTTTCAGTCAATGCATTTTTAGGCTGTGCAATGATTGAATCGGACAGGAGCGCGTTGCTGATGCTCTGCGTAACGCCATCTCCCGTTGCGCCGGAAGGATATGTTTTAGAGGTATTATTTACGGAATAGGAAATGTTTTTAAGTTTGTTTGAGAAAGAAATCTCAGGGTATTCAAAGTTGTTCATCTCCGTAATTTCATAAATTGAATCTTTGCTTTCGGGGGAGAACGGAACCCAATCAATGCGAATCTGGCCATCTCGTGTCTGATACAAAGCCATACCCGCTGCGTTCGCAGCAAGCTGCAAAACATCAGAATTCTTATAAGAAGAATTTGTGGACGAAAAATCGGCGGAGTAATTCTTCAAGCTTTCGTTGATGAAATACGAAATGCCAGTCACGTCAAGAAGTTCTAACGCATCGTAGCACATCTCATAAAGCGTACCGCTTTTTCTTCCTGTGTAAGGAGAGTCAGACAAGAACACAAGAGCGTCTCTTGCTTCAAACGAAGCTGTGATACCATTAGATGGCGTATTCCAGCTGGACAGATAGAACTTACCGCCGTTAATCCATTCAGTCTCTCCATTTAAGTCCATGCCGTACTTTACAAAGACAGCCTGTCGCTCATAAAGATACTGGTAAAGACCACCGGGATTGATAGGGTTCCATTTTTGATCACTATTGTTAACGGAAAAAGATATTGAATCTTTTGATAGCTGGCCGGAAATCGGGTCACGCTTCGATTCATGAGAATATGACAAAAGGTCTTCTTTGTTGAACCTGACACGTTGACCAAACTCTACCTGTTCGATTCTTGCTCTGCGATTTGGGATGCACCAGCTCAAAATCTCAATCACAATGGAGTTGTAACCAGTGATTTCAAAGTCAACGGAGCTTTCAACGGATGTGTTATCATCAATCTGATTTTCTTGTAACAAGGACGAGCCATTGTAGGCAGATACTTTGAATGATGTCGCGTATTCATTAAAAAGCTCAGACCACACAATTGTAATGCCTGGGATTTTTTCTTCATGGGTTTTGCTAAACGAAAACGTAACAATGGGATGGTTTTCGTCCGAAACGTTTTCAAGGCTTACGTAACCAGCATTTTTATACGGTTCAGAAGAAGGAAGAATATCGCATGACCCATCCAAAATCCAAAGATTAGGTTCTCCGGTTGCGTATTTTGCAGATGGCAAATTATCAAGGTCTGTAATGTCGCTCACATCACTGAACGCAACCTGAGAACCGGAACTTGCGATTGCGTCTGATTGAGCCTTATCGTCCGAAGCGTGATAAGTAATCTGAACAAACATCTCCGGGACAAGCGTAGAATTATACTGCTTGAGCCATTTTTCAGACGGTTGAACCGCCATGTTGCATCACCACCTTAAACTTCAACAAGCGAGAGAGAGCAATCCGTCCAGCCCATTATATTACCGTTACTTGGGCATCTTCTCCATATACCAGCGGTGCGGTCGGAAACGTACATCTGACGCGTGGAATAAGAAGCCGTTGCTTGGTTATAAAATCGTACCGTGCAATAAAAGTTCGTAGTAAACGGACTGATAGCTGCTGCCCACTGCTTTGCAGTTAAGAAGTTCCATTTGAGAGATACTTTTGCGACATCGTGCCGAACTACAGAACCGACTACCTTGCCTTTCACATTACGTCCAGAATCGACAATAGTAGAGGTTGTTGCGTTATAAGCGGAAGGTTCCGGCAAATCCACGCCGTTCACTGATACAAGAGCCTGCATAAATCGCCGTCACCTCCTTAATAACTGTAAACTTCAGTACCCATAATTTGCACGCCGCGGTCAGACTGCTGCTTTTCAACAGAAGCGGTAATCTGCTTGCCGTCAATGAACAGCTTGATTTCCTTACCGCCCGTGATTTCATCACCATAGCGCTGGAAAATATCAAGGAATGCATTGTAGCAGCCATCATGCACTGCGCTCCTCAGGTCAGATGCGCTTACGCCGCTTGTGGAAGAACTCGGATAGTAGCTTCCAGTGGATGTTGTGGAACCGGTAGAAGAATCATATCCGCTTGTTCCAGGATAGCTGGAATAATCTTGGTTCACTGAAGATCTGGATCCACCTAGACTTGCAACAATACCAGCAATTGCGGCGGCGATTGCAATTCCGCCAGCAAGCATCAGCACACCCGTTGGGATTCCTAAACTTGTCAGGACACTGCCAATCGTTTCCAGTATGCCCATAAAAGCGCCGCCAATAGATGTAATTACACCAGCAACGCCTGTTAAAATTTCAGGGAATTTGCTAACAAGACCTCCAAGCAATCCATTACTGATAGAAAAGCCTGCATTTGTAAGTGGGACTTTTAAGCTGGAAAACCCATTGTAAATTTTTTGCCCCAGCTGAGATACGTTATTCACAATATCCCCAAAATTATTGGTAATGCCTTTCCAGATGTTTTTGCCAATTTGCAACGCAGAATCAAATAGCGTTCCGGCTGCTTTCTTTAGAGCGCCAGACAGTTGAGAAATCAAGTTTGCTGCATACGTTTTTACCTCGGAACGATTTTGCTCTCCCATTGCTTGCCAGATAATAGCAGCAGTAGTCGTACCAATTGTTTTTAGGTCGCCGTTTTGCACAGCATTCCAAAGATTTTGTACCGTGCCGAAGAAGTCATTCTGCAAGCCGGAGTCAAGCTCCTGCCACTTACTGTCCAGACCGTTGAAGAAGCCATTAACAAAATTCGTTGCGGTGGTCGTGCCATAGTCAATCATCTCGTTGCCCTTCTGCTGAACAACGTTTGCCAGATTAGTCATAGCCTGTTCAACGTAAGGAAGTGCTGCAGTGATACCGTTTGCAAGACCTTGATCGGTGTAGATACCGAACTGTTCAAAGACCTTAGACGGAGAATTGATATCCATAACGGACGTGAACTTGTCAATAATAGCCTTAGCAAGACCGGTTGCTGTTTTCTTTGCCCACTCAACTCCTTCATTGATGCCATTGATAAGGCCTTCTACAATGTCTTTACCGTAGTTGAGGAATTTCTTTGGTAAATTCTTTACGGTATCGACAAGGCTGTTCCACGATTTATCCCAGTTTGTCTTGAAGCCAGACCACTTCTGGTTCCACCACTCGCCAACGCCAACAAACCACTGCTTTAGCCCTGCGCTGGCTTGGTCGAGCGCTTGGATGGGATGCTGCATAAATCCGGGAAGGCTTTCCCACGCGGTCTGAAAATTGGTCTTAAAGCCTTCCCACTTTTCATTCCACCATTCGCCGACACCAACAAACCATTGTTTAAATTCGGCGCTCATTTTATCAAGTTGAGAAGTGATTTTATCCCAATTTTGATAGATGGCAATTCCAACGTCGGTCATTGCGCCAACAATCAGGCCAATCAAAGCTCCGATACCCGTACCGATTGGGCCTCCAAGAGAGCCGATGATTGCGCCAATGCCTGCGCCAGTCATTGTCGAGCCAAGCGGAATCAAAATTCCGTTTAACGTGTTTAAGCCATTCTTGACAGCGTCATAAACGCCAGTCACGAACATGGGAATGCCAGTTACAATTCCACCAACGGCTGCGCCGATAATTGCGCCAGCGGTAGAGCCACCAGCAGCTTTAATCGCTTGTCCGACAGCAGAACTGCCAAAACCGGTTACAATAAACTGTGCAATACCTTTGCCAAGAATGGCTGCGCCTGTAGTCCCAATCAAAGCGCCAAGAACAATTTCAGCGAAATTCTTTCCATTTACGCCATTTTCAATTGCGTCTTTAATGCCTGTAATCTCAAGGACGATGCCAACTGTAAAAACACCAAGCCCCAAAACAATGGATTTCAGTGCGTTCATTTTGGAGATAGCGTCCACAATATCCATAATAAGATTTGTGAGCTTCCAAGCAGCAAGAGCGGTTGCTACAGTTGCTATAAGAGGAATCAAATCCTTGATTTTCTGCTTAATGGCGTCAACCTGCTTTGCAAACTCTTCGTTGTAGTCCTTGAACATATCGTAGCCGGACAGGTCTACATCGCCCAAGATGTTGCCAGCAGATGCGCCGCTAGAACTAGATTTTTTCCCTTTGTTTGGGTCAATGATGTTCAATTCATCAAAACCCATCGTGTAGTCCTTGAGGGCTTTGGCGGCTTTCTTTGTCGAATCGGCTGTGTTATCCATTGCGTCACCAATGCCGCCAACGCTATCAGCGCTCTTAGTGAAATCAGTAAACACGACCTTGACGCCCATCAGCTTTGCCACCCATTCAACGAACTCTCGAATAAGCTGCACGGCGGCAATCAGCGGGGGAAGAATGGATTTCATGGCAGGGTAGAGCAGGGAGCCAACAGACTTCGCCAGCATATCCAACTGCGCTTTCAGAATCTTAATCTGGTTTGCAGGGCTTTGGATGGTCTGTGCAAGGTTGCCCTGCACGTTAGCGGTCTGCTTCATAATGGCGATATAACGCAGAACTGCTTTATCTGCCTGAGACAGACTAGAAACCTGTTTGTTAAAGCCTAAAGCTAGAAGCTCCTGCTGTAACCGTGCCTGAGACAGGTCAACGCCCAAACGGCGAATAGGCTCAATCTCACCAGAGATTGCGGAGGACATTGCAGTAAAGGTCTCCGCAACGTTTTTGTTCCAATAGGAGCCTTCATCATAGGCAAGCTGAGTCAGGTTCTTAGACAGAATGTATGCTTTGTCGCTGGTCAGACCAAACGAAGTACCCAAGCTCTGGATGGTAGCCATGTAAGTCATCGCTTTGGTCGGGTCAACGCCAAGCAAGCCTTGCATCTTGCTAATGAGCGTATCGGCTTCACCGCTCAAATTGCCCATGGCATTATGAAACAGGTCTGTCGCTTCGTAAAAATCATTGAACTTTGCAACAGCGTTGCCAAGATACTCAGCGATAGCTTTCAACGAAACCAGCTTTGCCATGTTTCGCATAAAACCATTCAGCTGGTTGGAAAGGCTTAAATAGCTTTTGCGCTGTCTCTCGTTGGCGGCGGTCACACGATTTGCCTGCGTGACCACCTTGCTCAACTGCGGAGGTAGCTTTGCAAATGCGTTGCCAACCTTGTCAAGCTGCGAAGCAAGGGGAGTGAGAGCAGTGGAGATTTTATTGCAGGAATCCGAGAAAGCATCGAGGTCAGCTGCTTTCAGCTTTTCGGACAGGTCAGGGATTTTCCCGATGGCGTTGACCGCGCTGCCGATCGCCTTCAGCCCGGAAGCGTCCAGAATGGACAGGGGAGCCATTGCGTTTGTCAGTTCAGTAATGCTGCCGGACATGGAGTAGAAGTCCACGCCATTCAAGCCGGACACGGCAGCAGGGATTTTCTTGATGGCGTTGACAACGCTGTTGATGCTTTTCACACTGCCGGAAAAGTTTGCATTGCCGATGCCATTCAGAAAATTCGTGATTTTGTCCAGCCCAGACAGTCCAACAGATGCCTGTTTCAGCGCAGAAATGGAAGCGGACAGCTTATCAAGGCTGTTCACAACCTTTGTCACGTTGCCCTTTGTCCGCAAATTAGAAATGGCGGTAGCAAGCTTGTCGATATTAAGCTCTGCGCCCTGCGATTCCGCAGAAATTTCTACGGATAAGCTTGTAATATCAACATCAGCCATCACTACCACCATCCTTTTCCATCATGGAGAACATCATGCGCTTAATGCGCTCCTGTGCTTCTGCAGCACGTTGGTATTCATACTCTTCCTTCTCCTTTTGAGTAAGGGGAATCGGTCTATCCATGTACTTGATGGGTTTAGACCCTTTCTTTCGGAACATATTGCCAACCGTAGAGGAAAGCGCAGATGCCATGTAAAAACCGTTTCTCCACGCTTCCGTGTTGGCTCTGCGTTCTCGCAGCTCTTCTGCGTCACGGTATACCTTAGCCAGCCAGACATCACCGTGCCAGAACTGATCGTAGGTCATGCCAATGGAGATGTAATAGGCTTCTACATCGTGGAACAGCTTGGAGAAGGAGAATGGCTCTCCCTCTCCGTCTGCTTCCTGAGATTGTGCGGTTACACAATCTCCCACGTTGCGTTTTTTGCGGTCTTGTCCTCAGTGTCAGTTGCCAGCAGAGACTTGGAAGCGTCCACGAACATCTCAAGCAGAACGCCCATCAGGTCTTCCTTATCCTCGATATGCTGGAACATATCATCCACGACCTTGCGCTTGATGCCCTTGTTCCGTGCGATAAAAGCGCCGTAAAACAGGGCACGGGAGTTGGACAGCAGATTGGTCATCTGGGTGTACTGACCAATCTGAAAACCTGCACGCTCGGTGGCTTCCACGCTGTCACGGGTGAAAGTCAGCTCATAAGTGTTCTTGCCATCGGGGGAATGAAAGTTGATAACCTTTGCAGCCATAATAAATGCTCTCCTTTATAAATAGGGGCAGAACCAAATCCGATGTTCAGTTCTGCCCGGTTTGATTGATTCGTTTTTACGGTTAAACGCCAGTGATAGTCAGAGTTTCACTGAACTCAGGTTTCTTGGTAAAGATACAGTTGATGGTCATTTCCACAACCTCGTCCACGCCAAAGCCAGACAAGCCAACCTGATGCATACCCTGCCAAGTGAAGCCGGAGCCGTCCTGCATTTTCAGGGCATAGTACTTCACGGCGTTGCTCTCAGAAGTCTCATCATAGCCAGCAGCCTTTACTTTCTTATAGTCGTCCTTGTTATAGTTTGCGGTGAAAGACTTGGTATCAGACTGGACGATGCCGAAGATGTTGACCTGCATAGGGTCAGACAGGGTAGTTGCATCCAGAAGGTTCGGCTCGGAGATCAGGTCGGGTACATCCTTGATGTCGCACAGCTTCGTCAGAGCGGTTGCGCTGTCGCCACAATACAGGGTGGTATTCAGACCGGAGATAGCAGTACTCATAGAATGTTTACCTCCTTAGTTTCGGTAAATCATTCCGTCCTCTCCGATTGTTGCCCCGTAGCTGCAATCAATCCGATAGACGGAATTGTTGTACAGCCCATTCAACGGGGCAAACGATTTTCGATAGAAATTGAGCGGTTCCAATACAGAATCCACGATGCTCACAATGGAGCGGGCTTCTGCAATGCGTCCGCTGGTTTTGTTGGAATAGATACGCACACGCAGGGAAACGGCAGCATACTTGCTTCGGCTGGCAGAATCACGATGAACCGGGAGATTACTGTTTTCCTCTATCTGCACGCATGGAAATTTCTTGACATTACTGTCATTGATTTCACCAGTAACGAAGATGCCAGGCACTTGCTTTCGCAGTTCCTTAGCAACAACCGTGAAGATAGAATTGAAATAATCAATCAACTATTCCAAACCTCCCTCCACGTTGCTTCGACCTGAGAAGCCATTTCTTCAACAGCTCCCCACATAGCCATAGCTGGTTCGTTGCCACTGGTGTAGTTCAACTGACCTTTGCCATCCACCTGTTTGACGGGCGTGCCAGCATTGCCAGCTTCGCCGTAGTAATACCAGCGGCGTTGTGCGCCGTGTCCTTTACCGTAAGAGCCATGCGCACCGACACCGGGCGGAAGTTGCCCGCCATATCCGTTATGATGTGCGCCTGTACCGAACTCAATAAAAGCAACTGCTTTTCCTTCGGCAATGATGGTGCAGGTGTTTCCGTTTTGCTCAGCACGACAAGAAACATCGTTGCTGCCAGCATATTCGGCATTAGCAAAACGAACTTTCGCAACATCAAGTCCCTTGTCAGCCAACGCCCTCGCAAGCTCCTGTGCTTTTTGATTCAGGGTGGTCTTGTACTCCTGTATCTGACGTTCCGCATCACGAAGTCCGGCATCGCTCAACCTCACTTTAACTTTCACTTGCAGCCACCTCCTTCAGCGCATACAACGTGTCCGTGATATGCTCTGCGACTTTGACCACAATGTAATTGAAGGGCTTTGAAATGTCCGTCTGAAACCAGACGTGTGTGCCTTCATAAAGCGGTGTGTTGCGCTTTTTGCTGGACGAACTGACAACGTAGCTGTAATCCGTGAACGCGCCGAAAGGGTTCGCTTCCGCAGAACCAGTAGGAGGGCTGACGTTCAGCATCAATTTTGCGGGGTCACTCCACGATTCGTATGCAGATTCGCCAGTCTCGTTTCCCCACTCGTCCACAACAGGCGTTTTCTCGCCGACCGGGTTTGAGTACCACAGCGGACGCTTATCCAGCGGGCTTCCATTGAACATCAGCCGATAACACCTACTCTCGGGACTACTTCATTCAGCAGGGACTGCGCCACATCGGAGCTTTCCCACACACGAGTAATGCCATTGTTGGTATAGCTCGTCTGTCCGTTTGCGCCGATGTGGTTGTACAGTTCCGCTGCAATGCGTATCTGCAACGACTGATACTGCGAGGGCAACTCGTTCGGTCTGTTGCCGAAGGGGTAGCCCTGCGCAAATATCTTGTCTTTGGCGAAATCAAGCAGCAGGTCAAAGAGTGGGTAGTCCTCGTCCGTGATTTCACGGTCAAGTGCGGGGGCAATGTACTGCCCCAGCTTGACTGCCGCTTCGGAATACTGGTCTCCCATGCTGCTTTCCTCCTTTCGCCTTAGTAAGCCTTGATGCAGTACACAGCGTCCATGCGCTCAAAGGACGGCAGGACGATTTCAGAAGCATAGACGTTGGCATTGACCGGGTGAATGGTCAGCTCAGTGGTGATGGCAACACCGGTATTCACGATGGACACGGATGCGCCGGACTGACCAGACAGCAGGTCGGCTTCCTCAGGAGTAGTGCCGTACCAAGTGCTGCCCAGAGCGCCGGACGGAGCAACCACCACCATGCCATCAGGCAGGTACTTTTCGCTTGCGCTGTACTGGTCGGCCTTGAACATCTTGTCGTACAGATGGATGGTCAGACCGGTTGCAGATTCGATAACCTGCCGTGCTTCGGCATCCAGCAGAACGGCGTTCGCCTTTGCGGTGACGGTCATGAACCGATTCTTCACCTCGTCCGCAGCAATCATGTTGCGGAAGGTGGCGGTATTCATGTACACCTCAGTCACTACCTCGCCAACGCTTGCCAGAACAGCGTCCTTTGCAGCGTTCAGGTCTGCAATGGGAGTTGCGGTGGTGACGTTCCACTTAGACTTTGCGACGGAGACTTCCTTGTAGTTGGTGGACTTCCAAGTGCCGTCCGGGTCGTAGTTGTAGGTGTAGTTCACGCCGTTTGCCTTGATGGTGATGCCAGGAACGCCATTGACGGGAGCCAGCAGCTGCCAGATCATGCGTTCAGGAACGATGCGTGCGCCGGTGATAAGCTGCGCGGTGTCATCGTACAGGCGGTTCATCACGTCACGGGCATAGGGGTCATTGCTGTCCAGAACACGCAGGATTTCCTGACGGTCTTTCTCGCCCAGATGGTAGCCCTCACGGAAGAACGGCATCTCAGTCTCATCAAGCTTGAAGCCCTCACGGGTGCGGAACGTAGCCTTTGCATCAAATGCGCTGGGCATCAGAGACACGCCAACGCCTTTGTGACCACGCAGCCACTTCAGGTCGAGACCGGCCTTCTTCTTGGCGGGGAACAGTGCGTCAGATGCAAAGGGCATCGCATTGGTAGGGTCATTCGTCCAATAGGCGGCAATCGCAGCCGGGGCAAAGACTTCCTTAAGATTCAGTGCCATGTTGTTTTACCTCCTATTAAGCGTTCACGCTGATGTTGTCACGGCAGAAGATGCCAGGAACGGCAGTCTTGAGTGCCTTGATTGCGTCAGCGTCAAAGGTGAAGCCGGAACTTGCTGCTGCCTTCTTGGTGTCGATAACGCCACGAATCAGCAGGGAAGCATTGGGGTTCTCTGCCGGGTCAACGTCATACAGCAGGATGCCGTCAGCGTTGATGGTCTTAGAACCAGTCTCGCCAGCAGCAACAGCTTTCTTGCCAGCCAGCGTCATGGGATAGCCAGCCTTAACCGCAGCAGTTTCGGTCACGGTAAAGGGAATGGCGGTGTAGTCATTGGAAGCAAGGATGGTATCGTTGATTCCGTTGACCGTGTTTCGGGTAAACTTCATGTTTTCCTCCTTGTTAATGGAAAGCACTCATTGCGTCGCTCGATGCCTTAGAAGTATTTGCGTTCTGCTGTGCAAGGCTCTTAGCAAACGCCACGCCTTCGCTGTCAGAGCCGCCCTTGCCATCCGCACCCGGAGGCGTGGGCATATCCTTCAGCAGAGAAGCCTTGTATGCAGTGTCATGGGCGGTCATAAACTCCGACTGAAACTTAAACACCTTGTCCATGTCGCCGTCAGCCAGCGCAGATGCAGCCTTGCCAGCCAGTTCAGCGTCATAACCCTGTGCAACGAACTTTTCACGGTAAGATGCAAGGGTTTTTTCCTTGACGAGGTTCTCCTTGTCGGCAGTCAGGGCTTCAATCTGTTTCTGCATCTCTGCCAGCTTATCAGCCTGTTCCTGTGCGGCGTTCTCGTCATCGGTGCGCTTTGCTTTGAGCTGCTTCTTGTACTCGGCGGCTTCGCCGTTGGCTTTCGTCACGGCGTTGCGCAGCTTCTCAATCTCTGCGTTAGGGTCTGCAACCTTTTCAAGCGCAGAAATAATTTCATCGGCGGTCATGCCCTCTTTGTAGGCATCACCAAGCAACACACTGAGTTTCATATCGTTAATTTCCTCCTGCGTTTTTTTACCGTTGCTTCCCTGCAACGCTGCGAAATTTGTATCCCGGCTTCCCTGCCGGAATATATCAGCCCGCTTACGCGGATTGATTTTTAGTTGATTAGTTCCCCTGCGCCGTTGTAAACCAGTTCTTCTTTCGCAACATCAGGAGCGGCGAAAACGGTCGGAACAAGATAGACTGGAACGCCATACAACTTTGCAGCATCAATTTCTACAGTACAGCCGTTATACTGAAAGGCGTTATCGCCGCAAATGCCGATAAAATAATCAGCCTGTGCGAGAAGTTCGATGCTCTTGCCAAGATACCAAAGCCCTTCAGTTCTGCACTTAGGCGGGTTATCTTCGATATAGGTCGGGATAACCTCAAGGCTTTCACCGTACACTGCTTCGGCAATCTTGTGCAAACGGTCAAACGTCATCCGAATATTTTCTTCCGACCGATTCTTCATCGGGCAGGAAATAAACAGCTTCTTCATTTTTGTTCTCCTTCCTTTGCATTAGTCTGTTCGCCAACCATTTTGCCGTTGTTGGCAATATGGTCAGTCAGCTGTTCCTGCGGCTTCGGTGCTTTTCCATCCTCACCCAGCTTGCCAGCGGCAATCAGGAAAGGCTTGCTCATTTCGTAAGCAGCCTGCGGGTCAGGGAACAGACCGGGCGTAGTGAACGCCAACTGCGGGTCAATGCTCTGACCAAGCATCTGCGCAAAAATCTGAACCTTGCTTTGCTGGTTATCGTACTGACGGCGGGGCAGCTTGATGTTGATGTCACTTGCCATTAGCTTAGAACCAGCCGTATCACGTAGGATTTTCAACATCACAGACAGACTTTGGCGCTCCGAGAACTTGAACATATTCTCGTACTGCTGTGCCCTTGCTTCTGTGTGATTCCAGCCGTTGCGGACGATAACTGCGCCTACATTGTCGGACGTTGCGTTCTCGCTGCCAGTGGCACTAGGCATAGCGGTCAGGCTGCGGTACACGTTCAACATGGAATCAAGCAGAATCTGCGTTTGCTGCTGATTCAGCTCGTTTGCAAGCTGTTTTACATCGGCAGCAAGTCCAGAAGTAGACTTGATCGACATTGCGCCCATAGCCTTAACAGCTTCCAACGCTTCTTTATCGACAAGACAGTTAATAAAGACCAGGATGGATTGGATGAACTGCTCTACGCCATCGAGACGATTGCTCTCCAACAGGTTGATGGCATCCAACACAGGGATAGCGGGTTCAAACAGACCCATACGCTCCGGGTTGAGCTTATATTCGACCATCGGCAACATTCCAAGAGAATGATTCTCCGATTTTGTGACCTTGCCGTTGTCGATTTCAAAATACTGGTTTGGCGTGTACACGCAAATCAGGTCGTTCAAGTCATTCTGATAATTGCGCGGGATGTGTAGCACGTTGGCGATGGGCTTGTGACCAATGCCGGAGTTGTAAATCACATACGCCATATCCGGGTCAGGAACATCCACCAGCAGGGGCGTTTCGTCCGGGTAGTTGCCGTTGTACCCCTTGTCAGGGAGAACAATGCGATATCCCTGTCCGCACTCCAACATCCACTGCCAGAGCCGCCGATCAAGTGCATCCTTGCCCTCATACTGCAAGGCGTTGGACAGGCGGGCGATTTCCTCACCATCACCTGTTGCCGTTTCAGACCGCACATAAGAGCACGGCGTACCGCTCATGTAGCCTGTGTAGAAGCCCACGCACTCGTTGGCGTGGTTCTCTACAATGCGGTTCGTGATTTCAGCGTGGTATTCTTTCGTGCGGAGGAGGACAGGCTGACTGCCCAAGTAGTAGTTGTGCAGGAAACGAATCTCATTCTTGTTCAGCAGATGAATAGGCTCTGCCTTGCCCATGACAACTTTCAGCACATTCTCCCGATTGATTTCCGTCTCCGGCGTTTCAATCGGTCTGCGCCCGGTCAGCGGATTATTCAAAAAGCCATCAACAACTATCTGATACTCAGCCATGTTTCCCTCCTTTCCGGCAAAATAAAAAGCGCAGCAAGAAAAACCTGTTAAGGTCTATCTCACTGCGCTTACAACTGCGCTTCAAAAGCTATTCAGTTTTTAAACTTTGGCACGGAAACCCACGTTTCTTTTGGAAGATTGGAATCTCCAATTGTAATCCAATGGCAAAGAGGGCACAGAAGGGAGAACTTACCTTCCACTTCGCCAAGATAACGTCCGCAATCACACGGATTGCCGTTTGCGTCTTTCCGAGGACGCTTGCATCGTACTTTTGCTACCATCTGTGCTCCTTTCGTTGGATTTCTGGAAACAGGCTGTTGAGCACAGACCTGTCAGAAGCTACTGGGAAACTATTCGCACTTCCAGCCGTGCTATTCTTCGCCCGAAGAAAACCATTGCAGCCTTTACATTCAGTTGTCGGACAGATGTAAACGGGTCAGCTGCAATTTTGGTGCTGCATAATGGATTTGAACCAATGTATGTCCGGTTATGAGCCGGATGCTCTAGCCTGACTGAGCTAATGCAACATAGAAACCCGGCTTGATTGTTTAACCGCTGCTCTTTGCAATGTCATGTCTAAACATTACATTGAGAGCCGGGAATAGCGGTGGAGGTTTTGGAGAATAAGTCCATGCAAAGCTAGGTATTGGTTGTGCTGCGTAACGGAATCGAACCGTTGCTTGCCAGCCGTGGGGGAGACAGGCTGGCATTCCCCAAACAATTGGAAACGCAACATATAAAGTCCGGTGAAGGCGAAAGAGTGAGAAAACCTCCACCGGCGAAAGGAGGAATATGCTTGTTGACAAGCACGCGAGTAAAATGACAAAACCCAGCGTGTAAGCTATTCCTTTAAGGGAAGCTACAAAACTTCCTGCGTACATTATAAGCCTTGTCAAGTGGTGAAATCAAATAAATAGACCCAGCGAACACAATATATTGTGTTTTTAATTAAAACGGCCTCTTGACAGGCTCAATTTTACTGATTCCGTTATACAATTCATCGGCAAGCTGCGCCAGACTATCCGGCGCATCATCGTGCGGAACTTTGCCAAGCTGTGTGAACATCGTGACCTGTTCCATAAATGCCTTGTACTCTTTCGACTGGTGCTTTTCGTCAAGGAAATAGAACCGCTTAATGTCCGGCGCATACTGGATGATTCTTGACAGCTTGCTTTGGCCGCTTGGCGCACGCTGGCTGCGGACAGAGCAGTGATAGCCCTGCTGCCGGAGCTGGCTGTCTACCACGTCGCAATATTCGTCACCGCCGTTGTTGGCTTCGCCGCGCACTACGTTGATTTTGTGCTGGATGATTTTGCCGACAACCTCTGGTCTGGTCACGGTCTTATCGCCGTTATTGAACACAAGGTCAGGAATGAACACAGCATCACCGTACACATAAGCGATAGGACAGGCTGTGAAGTCACCGCCGCCCCATGCAATATCCATGACCATCAGCTTGCGATCAGGCTCTCCATCAGGCAGAACGCCATTGAAATACCGCAGTTCATCGGCAGGGAACAGCAGACCTTCACGCTCAACAGGTTGGTTCATATACAGCGCTTTCCAGCTCATTTCATCCATGACTTCACGTTGCTTACGAAGCGTTTCTGTACTGTATCCAACACCATAATCATAATCGAAGTTGGATTCGTCCTTTTCGTTCATTGCTGGCATAACAATGAATCTGTTTCTGTCGGAATCGCCGTAGTTTTGTTCTAATCGTCCAATAACATCATGGACAGACCAGCGTGTAGCAATATGCAGTTCCTTGCACTTGTTGCCGATTTTACGCTGTCTAAGGTCGGTGGTGTACGTTTCCCACAGCTTATCAAGGCGTGGCTTGGAAAGTGCAACCTCGATGCCGGATACAAGGTCATCGCAGTAAAGAAGCGTAGATGCGCGGTACAGACCGGCATTACCAGTGCCAATAGACGTAAATTCCAGCGTTTCAAAGCGTTTTCTCTTGCCCAAGTCGATGCGGCAGTCCTTCGCATTTGTGTTTGACACAGTAACGTCTGGGAAAACATCATTCCACAGATATTCTCCGTCCTTGTCGAATATACGCAAGCACTCATCATAAACGCCACGAACAAAGCTGTTCGAGTGAGAACCTGTAAGCATAGGTTCGTCAGGTTTTCTTCCGGCAAGCCATGTCAGATAGAAAATAGCTAGAGCCGTCTTTCCGCAACCGGGGGGCATGGAGATTGCCAGCAAGTCCAGTCTGTCATCTGCAAGGTCTTGCAGGGCGTTTGCAACGGTTCTTAGCACCTTTCTTCGTGGCTGATAGAACTTCTTTTCCGGCGCACGGTTCCATTCAAGGTAGATGCAATAGCTGTCGAACACATCTTTTGCTTCAAACAGGTATGTCCGGCCAATAATGTCATAGACCTTCGCCACGTCCTCGCCTGTTTTCATCTTGCTCATCATGGCTGCACAGACAGAGCGCAGCTCACTAGAGTATTTGTAGGCATCGAACCGCTTGTCCTGCGGCAGGGCGTCTCTCAGGTTCACCACCGCCTGAAACCAGTCCTCGTAGACCTGTGCTTCGGTCGGATTCCGCTTTGCATACGCTTTGATGCTGTCGATGATGGCGATACACTGCTTTGGCTGCATAAAAAATAGGCACCCCCTACCTGAAAATGTAAAGAGTGCCTACAACTGCACAAAAATAAAATATTCGGTTTTTATAATGCTGTTTTGGCGAATTATTTCCCAAAATTCATTTTAACAGATTGAATATGCTGTTTATTTGACTTCTTCTGCAAGCTGGTTGAGCCTGCGTTTCAGCTCGTCTGCATCGTAGTACAAGGCGTCTGCGACAGCGTTGAGAATATCGGGCTTGTCGGTGTAATCGCGCAACGTTTCAATCAGTTTCAAGCTCTGATCTGACAATTTTACGGGTTTCATGCTTTATTCCTTTCTCTGACTATGTAAAGTAGGCTTCGGCTCTTCATCCCCAAGCATCAACTTGTAACGAAGATACTTTTCGATAATACTGTGTCTTTCTGCCAGTGTACCGTAAATAAAGACGAGAGCATCTTTAGCAGCATCGTATTCATTCGGGAAAATGACAATTTCCTCGTTTGCAAAGGTAACGATGCAATTTTCCGAATGACAGGCTTCCAAGAACCTCTTAATTTCAAGGAATCCACCAAAGTCAAGCATAGACTGCAGCGTGATGCTTCCGTTCTTAACAATCAGTTCTTCTCCCTGCATATTATCCAGCCTTTCTCTGTTCAGCAATCCGATACCATGTCTGGCGGGTCAAATAATGTTCGCTTGCTCATCAAGCCACGTTTCGCGGTTAAGTCTTTCCTTCTTTTCGATTAAGGTAGGAGTAAACGTTTTATCGCTCTTCCATCCAGCGTATTTCTTAAAATACGCAAGATAATCTTCTGCTATTGCGGGAATGCTTTCCAAAATAAATGTAAGAAGAGCAACTCTCATTTGCCGCTTAAACGTTTCGGAAGGGCCTTCTTTCTTGAAATCAAAAAATATGTTTTCATCATAAAACAAAACATTGCATCTCTTAGATTGGCATTCCAGCATAAACGAAGTGAAATCTTTGCAGTTTACAAAATCGAAAACCGAGCGAAATGTCAAATCTGCATCTTTTTTGATAAAATCCCAATAAAACGGTTTTTGCTTTTCCATATTGTTCTCCTTTTCTCTTGCCTGTTAGAGAAAAGAATGGTATACTGTGGCTGCACCATTCTTTTTCCTGTTTTGACTAGTTTGGTGTACTCTTAGCGGTGGCTTGTGGTTGGGCTGCCGCTATTTTTATTTGCGTATCTTTCGACACGTTCATACCAAGTAGATTTTCCAATACCAAGCTGCTTGCAGCACTCTTTCACGGTAATTTCGCCTTTTTGCTGCTGTTTTAATAGGCTTTCAAACTGCTGCTCGTCAACTTGCTTTTCCTGTCTGCCAAAGCTACGGCCTGTTCTGGCCGACACTCTCTTGCCATCAACAATAGGCATGGCAGCTATGCCCTCTGCCTGACGTTGCTTGGTTTTCTTGCGTTCCTGTTCAGCTACTGCGCCCAAAACCTCAATAAGGATGTTGTTTACCATTTCCAGCACCCACGTCTGGTCTTGGAAGTCAATAAGCGTGGTAGGAATGTCGAGAATGCGAACAATCACGCCTTTTTCTTTGAACCATTGAAGTTCTCGCTTCATTTCGTCTTTGTCACGCCCGAATCGGTCAAATTCCTTGACGATGACTTCATCCCCAGCCTTGACAGTCTCTTTCAATCGTTTATACTGCGGACGGTCAAAGCTGCTACCTGTCATTTTATCACAAAATACATTCTCGTCCGGTATGTCGAACCGATCTCGTGCGATTTTAAGCTGTCTTGCAAGGCTTTGCTCCTTACTAGACACTCTAGCTAAGAAGTACTGCATATCATACCTCCGCTCAATTCGTTTTACTCAACATCATATCCGCCATCAACTTTAGTTCCTCTAGGAACCACCATAATTTTATAATCAAGGATTCTCAGCATTTCGTCTAAAACTTTCACACTCATGTTTTTTTGAACAAGCCGATTGCAAAAAACATTCGATTTGATTTTTAGTTTGTAGCACATATCCGAAACCTTGACATTTTGAGATTTCATGATTTCAGAAACAATTTCTCCTGCCCTCATTTTGCATCTTCCTTTCTCTGAGTCAATTATAACTCAGATATATGTGACTGTCAATAGTAAAAAAATAAATGTTTACTATCAATAGGGTCACTTTTCCATCAACACTTTTTTGTGTTAGTTTACAGCTTGTATAATTATCATATTATCAAGTTTTACTATAAATTTCCGTCCCAATTCTAACACATTAAAGTGTCAAAACCACCATCAAAAATGTACACTAAAACGTGTTTTAACGTACAAATTATACAAATTGGGCTGTTGACAACTATATACCAAGCGTCTATAATCTAAGACAGCAGAACACACGATGAATCAGCCAGCAACGGCAGATTTATCCTTTGTGGCATAAAAAAATAGGCCGTCAGCCCCACCGACCAAAGTAGCACTGACGACCTATTCCACCACAAAACAGAAGCTGCGCAACCAAGGGCGCAGTCTCGGTTTCTGTCAATTATTATAGCAGAAGCAGACCGCTTCTGCAATAGAAAGGAGCAAAAAACATGAACTTTCCCACGACAACCGAAGAATTTCTGAAAACCATTGCCCACGGCAAAGAGCCGACCAGCGAGGACAGGGAGTACGCAGAAGCACTTGGTAAGCTGTCCGAACTGAACTACCGGGCAGGGTACGAAGCGGGAGCAGCCAAAAATAATGGCTGAGTTTTGTGCAAATATACAAACTTTTAGATTTTGTACAGATACTAGTACTACATTAAGCGTTTGCGTAATTGACAAGCCACAACATATTGCGTATACTGGTTGCACCCACATGAAGGGAGGTGAGTTTATGTACAGTCCTTATCTCGAACGCCACAATCACACGTTCACCGTTGCGCTGACCGAACGGCAGTTCCAGTGGCTGAAAGCCTATTGCACCGAACACAAGGTCGCACAGGCCGCAGCCATCCGTGACACGTTCTTTGAGGTGCATCCCATCCCGGAGATCGATGAAAAAGAATAAGACGCTCGCTAAAGTTTGCCGACCACAGCGAACGTCTTATGAAACACTCAGAGAGTATAGGCCCTCTTTGGGTTATTATACCAGAGATGGCCTGCTCTCGCAAGATAGAAAGGTCAAATTTCTATGAATAATAATCTTGAAACCATTCGAATCTTCTCCGAAGATGTTATCCCCGTGTACGACACCGACACTGGCGAAAAGGTAGTGCTGGGTAGGGAGTTGTACGAAAGGCTGAAAATTAAGACCGATTACACGCATTGGTTTGCAAGAATGTGTGAATACGGATTTGTCGATGGAACGGATTATTTCACGGATGTCAAAAATGTCACCCGTGACGACGGGCGTAAAATGCCGCAAAAGCAAATCGACCACATCATCACTCTGGACATGGCAAAGCACATTGCAATGATTCAGCGGACACCGCAGGGCATGGAAATTCGCCAGAAACTGATTGACCTTGAGAAGAACGTGTCCGTCAACCAGTTCGCAGGACTTTCTAAGGAGCTGCAAGCAATCCTTGTGATTGACCAGCGCACCATGAAGCAGGAGCAGCGCATCTCCGCTCTTGAGAACACTATGACCATCGACTACAACCAGCAGCGTGTGTTGAAGCGTGTTGTGAACACGGTGGTTATCAACGCTCTGGGCGGCATGGACAGCCCGGCCTACAAGAGCCGCAGCGTCTCTCAGAAACTGTTCATGGAATGCAACCGGGGCATTCAGGACTGGTTCAACGTGAACAGTCGAAACAACGTGCCAAAGAAGCGGTTTGATGAAGCTGTCGAGTACATCAAGAAGTGGAGACCGTGCGCAAACTCTGTTATGTTGGTTCAGGTCACAAACGGCCAGACCCAGATGCCCATGTGAAAGGAGAACAACTATGCTTACCGCAGATAAGATTCAGGATATGGGGGAATACCTCAACTACGCTTTCGAGACCATGCTGAAGCTTTGGCGCACCGTTGACTACGGCGAGTGCGTCCACGAGCCTGTTATCGCTTGTGACGGAAAGGTTGTCGATAGCGGTCAGCTTTCCTTTGAACCGGACGAAAACGGCGAGATCGAGCCGGTTCTGCTCCGGGACAGCAAGTGCATCATGCACGATGTGAAGTATTGGATGCCCTTGCCCAATGTTGAGTACCATCCCTATCACGGTGAAATCGTGAAGTAAACAGCCAATAAGAAAAGCCAGTGGTTAGAGAGCATCTAGCCGCTGGCTTTTTGTGTTATGGGTCAATCCTGCAAAGCAATGACTTCGTAGGAGCTATATCCAACAAAACCGGACGATGGGTAAAGTTCAAATGTTGTTGTTTGCCCAGACGGAAGTGCATCGGTTATGTATGTGCAATCGCCACCCACAGGGACTTCGTTTCCTTCGGTGTCTTTCATTTTATAAATGACGATAACTTTTATCCAGTTGCTTGTGAACTGGCTATTGTTTGTAATTTGACCTGTGTAACGCAGATCGTACCCAGAGCCGCGTTTAGAAACATTGGTGACGGAAAGTTCACCAGCACGAATAGCCTGATTGGATGCGCTCGCTTTGTGGAAATTCCGCTCGTTTGCAGTGATAGTGTATTCCATTCTGGTTGGAGTAATGCCTTCGGAATCAAACGACACATATCCAGCGTACCAATAAGAGTCTCCCTCTGCAATCCAGTCGAGGGTTTGTTCATCGGTTTTTAATACTGAACCGTCAGAACCGAAAACAGAGGCCTTTAGAGATACAAAATCAACGGCGTAATCGGGGTACGTATTCTCAACCAGTACAGCGTAGTAGACATAGTATCTCGTTTTTCCGTATTCGTACTTGGTTTCAAGGTGACTATGAGATTCCTTAATTTTAACAGTTCCTTCTTCGTTAGTTTCTTCTAGTTGAGCAGGGGATGCAATCTCATCCGGCTTTTCGACAGCTATCGCACATAAAGGCGACATTAAAAGTACGGCCGCTGCCAGAGCTGCCGCAATGATTCTCTTTCTCATTTTTGATTCTTCCTTTCTTTGGCCAGAATTTTATATAACGTTTGAAACACCATGTGCCATAAGATACACGCCAAAAACCAAAAGAGCCGTGCCGATAATGATGCCCCATATTGAAGCGGCAATCTTTTCGTTCTTTTCTCTCTTTTCTTTATTCTTGTCATTCTTTTGGTTCATTACAGATTCCTCCCTTTCAAGGCTTGTAAGGCAAGTATAGCACAGAACACAGACCCTTTGTAGGGGTCTTTTTGTTTTTGCGCGGAATTTTTGAGATTGACAATGTGGGTGGGGTTATTTTTGAGCCTTTTTTATTTTTTCGGTGGTTGAGAGACTGACCGGGCGGGGCTGGGCGGCGGCCACATACCCCGCCGGTGTCCCCTGCACCCCAGCGCACCCGACACTAGACCGCCCACGTCTGGCAAATCGTACCGGCGGCGGGTGTTGGAGGGCGGGCAGTGTGTCCGGCAAAGTGTACAATTTCGGGCGCTATATTTATGCTCATTTATATCTGTATTTTTTGTGTAAAGCTCTTGACTACTCAGATATAAATGATATAATATAGACAAGCTCAGAAATAAATGAGCACAACCACATTGAACCAAAACAGGAGGACAAAACCCATGAAAAAGACTATCAACGTGAACGATCTGTGCAACGAGTTCAAGGACTACGGCCGCGACTATTACAGCTATGAAGGCTATGAAGCATTGCTCAACTATTACGATGAAATTGACCCAGATATGGAGCTTGATGTTATCGCAATTTGCGGTGATTGCACCGAATATGGCGATTATTGTGAAAATGTCTACTCCTTCTCTTCGCTGATTGCTGATTATGGCTATCTTATCAATGATGATATCGAAGACGACATTCCACGCGAAGATTACATTGAAGAACTTGTTGAAGCACTTGAAAAGCGCACAACGGTATTAAAGCTCGATAATGGCAATTACATCGTGTTTACGTTCTGAGGAGGGCAAAGCCATGAAAAGAACCTCTAGTATGACCTACCGCGAAACAGACGAGAGCAAAGAGCTTGAATTGTACACCACCAACAACGGCGGCTTGTACCGTCAAATGATAACACCCATTATTAACAATTTACGCAAAAAGTACCAGCGCGGAACCTATGACGCAGACAAGGCCGTTGACCTCTGGTATAACGTAGCTACTGAGGGAGCAAAGCTATACAATAAAGAGTTTGGCAGCGACAGCCAATGGAGCCGCCTATTTAACGTCCAGTGCCGCTATACTGTGGCGGTCAACCTTGAGAGCTACTATAAAGAGGAGGTAGAGTATAATGCTTGATGCAACTCAAATTTATGCCCTCTGGTACGTGGGCGGCATGATTTCCGGCGCGTTGGTTATGATTGCATTTCTCAACAGTTAATAAGGGAGGACGAAAAAATGACATACACGGCAAATAAAAAGGCATACGGCCTATTGGAATCCCTTGCATATTGGATGGCTGAGATCTCCCATTGTAGGGAAAAAGACCCGGACGACGTCGGGTTTTTGGACAAGGCAGACAAAACAATCCATTTTCTGTTTAACCAGCTTGACCGGGCGGGCGTCCCATTTTGGGCGCAAAACTCAGCGCTTGCAATTGGTGAAAATTGGAGAGAATACGAAAAGCGCAACCTCAGAACGCTATTTGAGAATAAAGGAATTTTGGAGGGCTAAAAAATGACGTTATTCGAAGAAAAGATGAACGAGTACCGCGAAAACAAGCGGCTTTTGGAAGAGCTGGAAGCGATGAACGAAAGCATTAAAGCTGATATTATAACCATGATGCAGGGCGCGCCGGAGATGGCGCAGGGCACGGCAAAAGCTATCTATAAGGACGTTCAAAGCGTCCGGCTTGATAGCAAGCTACTCAAGACGCTGCACCCGGATATATATGCAGAGTGCAGCAGTAAAACCACCTACAAGCGTTTTAGCGTGGTATAAGGGGGTGCGACAAGTGATATTTTCTTGTGTCCTGTTTTTCGTCTGGTTTTTTTCGGCGCTGTTTAAGGCGTCGAAGTGACGCCGACCGGATACTTTAGCGGGGCTGCACCGTAAAGCAACCCCGCCCCAGCCAAAAAGGGAAAAAACTTTCTGTAAGTCCTGTTTTTAGGGCTTGCAGTATGATATACTAGCAGTAGCAAGCCCACGCAAGAAAGGAGCGCAAAAAAATGAAAGAGTATAAAGAAATAAAATCAAGAGACGGTCGCACGTACTACTTAAACGAAGATGACACGGTGCAATTTATCACAGGAAAATCAGGCAGAACGTTCCCCTATATATACGATAAAAAATATAATTGTTCAACGAGCTGCGAAGGAAGATATAAATACAAATATTTAAGGCAACTCGAAAACGAAGGAAAAATCTCTTGGAATTAACACAGCTCCACCCCGCCCACGCTGGCGGGGCTTTTCTTTTGCCTTGCATCTGCTGAGGGTGCAGGGCTTTTCTTTTTGCCCGGCAACGTATGAGCCACGAACAGGCGTTTACAGCGGCGTTTATTTCGTCAATGCATTTATACCGCACAACCGCTAAAACCGTTCACAAGGCTTTACAGGGGCTTTTCCATTGATTTGCCCCACTCCAGCACGCACAATGCAGCAGCCTCACAAGCCGCCTATACACAGCCCGCACAGCGCCGGAGGGCATACCGTCAAGCGCTGCACCTCCACTGATACCAGATACCACCGCCACGCCGGACGCTGTGCAGGTCAGCGCAACCGCCTATTATAATAAGGTATATAAGGGCGGCAGCATATCGCAGACCATGCCAGCCCGGAGGGGTCAGCGTCTCCACCTGTACAGGGTCAGCCCGGCGGCTTGCAGTCTGGCACCGGGTCAGCAGTCAGGCCCCGCCGGGTGGAGGGAACCACCCGGCGGGGCAGTCCAGCGACAGGGGCGCGGCGGGCGGCGCGGAACCATTGACGGCTACCGCCGCATCTCTTTTCGGCCTTTCGGCCGATAGCTAACAGAGGTCAGCAATAGTCGCAGCGTTCCGGCTGGAATAGTCGAAACAGCTTCTGGAATAGTCGTAGTTTATCCCGGCGGATAGTCGTGGAATAGTCGTAAAGTCGTCAGACGGCCGCCGTTTGAAAGTCCTATATTTGGTATAGTAACGAGCTGTCCGCTGATAGTCGAAGAGCAATAGTCGTAGCGTTTTCTTGCGAATCTTCGTCAAATAATCGTGTATTTTTTGCGTGAAATAGTCGTTTGCCTTTTAGAGAAAGGGAGATGCGATAGTCGCTAAGTCATCCGACCGCATAAAATTCATAATCCATTACATATATTCACTCATTTATTCACTCGCTAGCCATACCAAATTCGTATACCAAACGTACTTATTATAATATACGCTTATATATCCTAGTAACTATCTAGGGATTATTCTGCTAAAATAGTCGCACCATCCGATTTGGTCTGTTCCTGCTCAATTCAATTCCCAGTAACGCACTATGGTATTTCAATTAATTCATAGCGTTCTGCTAGGAATAGTCTATGCAACATTTTTACATATCCAATCGACTACAAAATGAAGTCAATTCTCCATGTGAAATAGTCGTAGCTGGTGACGGGTCAGATGCAGCTACCCTTTACAGGCTAGCTGCTGTTGCCGTTGGAGGTCACCCGATCGGCGCGGTGCGCCGGACGATAGAGGGTGACGCAACGTAGAGGTCAGATGGACGGTATGCCTATATTCAGCCAATAGAACCTGACGGTAGATGCCGGTCACGGTCTGCTCTGCTGGCTAACGGTCTGGCTTTTGGAGATAGAGGGTTGTATGGGGAAAGAACCTTTACAGGCGATTGAACTCTGGTTCACTGTACTGTTGCTTCTCTTGCTCTCTGTCAATCCACATATCAGCAAAGGCCTTCCAGTTGGTGATAGGCTTTCCGGTCTTGGTCATCCAACCTGTTCCCTCATAGTAGTTCATGAACCTGCTGGCAAGCCTGTTTTCACATCCGGCATCCAAAAAATACTCGCTCACATCCTCGAAGTCCGGCGTGCTGGCGTTCCCATCGGGCGGGTCGCCCGCTTTCTTAATAACTCTTTTTCTTTTCTTTTCTTCTATATTAAGGAGGTGAACGATTGTTCCCCTCACAGGTGAAGCATCGTTCCCCTCAGAGGTGAATGATTGTTCACCTCCCTTTTCGCTCCTTGACGATTCTTCCGGCACTTTGACGTATATCTTATCGGGCTTGTTCTTCCCTTCACGCTTGCGCTCGATCAACCCGGTTTCTTCCATCTCTTTCAAAGACTTCTTGACCCATCGTTCTGTGAATCCAGTATCGGCAGCAAGGTCTTTGATGGGATACACGATGTATACTCGCCCTAGTTGGTCAGAAAACTTTCCGCTTCTGCTTGCCCTCTGTGACGACCTTGCACGATTGAACAGGTAAATGTAAACAATTTTCTCTGTTGGGCTAACGCCAATAGTCGATAGGAATCGAGGGTAGACCATGTACCCATTGACCTTTGTATCGGTTGTCATGTACTGCATTTTTCCCTCCTGCAATAGTCGTAGATATCTACAATGCACTCACAGCCCCGTAGAGCTGCGCCAGAGCCGTTTTCCGTGTTCGGTCGATAAGTTTTGCCGTCCAAAGTATAAAACGCCTCAGAATGGCTCATTTTAGGGCTTTCCAGTAAAAGCAAAAGGCCGTCATTGCTGACAGCCTCTCGTTTTTATTTCAGCCAGTCGTTTTCCAACGCACAGAAGCCAAATACCGATGCTGTTGTGAGAATAATCCAAATCACCCAGAAGATGACTACCCAGCCATCCGCACCAGACATCAGGTTTTCTCGCGTCTGGCCGATGTCTGTGCCATCGTAGAACGTGGCATCCTGAATGGTGTGCCCAGTGAGCGTGGCGTACATCGTGCCCGTGTACTCCACTGGCCGGATGTAGTATTCAAAGCGGACGCTACTACCCCTATATTTTGTGGTCAGGTACTTGCTACCGGGCATATTTATTTTCCTGTAGTCAAAATCCTTGCCCAGAAAACGCACCATCTGAGAATGCCATGTGTTAGAGCCAGCATAATCCCATGAGTAGTAGATTTCTGTGGTAGTATAGGTGTGGCCCTTCCCATCGGTGTGCGTTACTACGCGGGTGTGCATATTGTAGTGCTGTTCTTCGCGGTAGATGTACATATATGGCCCGCCGATCTCATCCTCTGATACCGTGTCCACGGCAGACAGAGTGCCGTAGCAGAAAGCACGTCCAACGTCTGTCCGAAGCCCGTAGCCAAACCGATCTTCAGAAGAAATATCTATCGCAGTGGAGTACTCCTGTTTGCACTCCATTGCCGCCTGTTTGATGTGGCCGGAAATGACCGTACCCAGAATCAGCATCACCAGCACGATAACGGCACTTGCCAGAATCTCACGGAACGTGATCTCGATCCCGTTAATCTTCAAAGAGGTTTCCGACATCCGGAGCATCCTCTGATACCTCGAACGATAAGAGTTCATAATTCTGTACCTCATACCCGGTCAAACTCAAAAACGTGCTGTTGGGGAAACGCCGGACGTACTGCCGATAACTCTTGACAGTGCGATTATAGTCGGAGCGGTAATTGGCAATCAGATTTTCGGTGACTGCCAACTCGTTCATCAGTTCCCGGTAGTTATCGGCGGATTGCAGTTCTGGGTAAGCCTCTGCCACGGCTGCAATCTGGGTGGTGATCTCAGAGACGGCGGCATCAGAACTGCTGCCCCGCACCGCGATAATGGCCATAAGGGTATCGTATTCGTGCTTATCGTATGCCTTAACCATTTCAACCAGATTCGGGATAAGGTCAAAGCGGCGTTTCTCCTGCACCTGAATGTCAGACTGCGCAGCGGCCACCTGTTCCTCGTAGGAAATGGCGGTATTCTTCGCGCCTTGCACGATAAACAGACCTGTGCCAAGCGTCAAAATTACGATTAAGAAAATTACAACAGCCACTTTCCAAAATGTATCTTTCATCTTTTCTCCTTTCAATCCATCCAAGTATACTCTTGGAACCGTTGAATTTGCTTGTTAAACGTAATGGGAAGGTCGCCTATCTCACCTTCCTTATTCTTGCTAAGCCGAAACAGGTACTTGTCTGGGTTGTCGCCGGACAGAAGGATGATTGCATCTGCGTCCTGTTCAATCTGTCCGCTCTCTCGCAAGTCGGAGTTGGTAGGCGTTGCTCCGGGCTTGGATGGGTTTCGATTAAGCTGTGCCAGCGCTACCACAACAATGCCTGTGGTCTGTGCCAGTTCGTGCAGGGCAATGGATATAGCTGTAATGGCGGCATATCTGTCCTTTGCGCCTGTTTCGTGGATGAGTTGAAGATAGTCTACGAAGATGACCTGAGCTTTTTTACGGAGAGCCTGAGCCTTCATCCACGCTACGTTCTTTCCGGCAGCGGAGCGTATATATAGGGGCATTTTCATGTTTTTTGCCTGTCTGTCAATCTCATTCAAGCTGACCGCCTTATTTTTCACCGTGTCCAGAGGGCAGTATATTTGATTAGCCATCAGACGTGCGCCTAACTTGCGTTTGCTGGTTTCTAAGCTGAAATAGTACACGGTGTAGTTTTGCTTTGCCATGCTTGCTGCCATTTGCAAGGACAGAGCTGTCTTGCCCGCAGACGGTCTGCCGCCGATGATGATGAAATCGCCCGGTGAGATGTGCAGCGCTTCATCCAGACGCTCTAGGCCTGTCTTGATATACACAGGCTTCTCGTCCATGTGAAGCACATAGTCGTTCAGCACATCCTCGTATGTCCACGCATCTTCTTCCTCTGCTTTCAGGCTCATTGCTTCGCCCATCTGCTGGTAAATGTCTGATAGATCAGAATAGTCGGTAAGCTCGCTGGTCATCTGAAATGCCAGACCTTGTACACGAGTGAGTGCAGCTTGTTCTCTGATAAGCTGTGTCCAACGCTGCATCTGCTCCCTGTCAATTCGCACACACTCTGATTCACAGGTTTGTACACACGCCAAGAGCGTCTGCGCTACGTCTGGGTGCTGCGTGTTTATCTCGACTATATCTATCTTACCCCTTGCCGTCCAATAGCCCTGAACAGCCGCAAAAGCGTCTCTCAGCTCAGGTCTGAACAAGTCAAGTTCAAGGTCTGGTATGATTTCATCCACAACGCCCGGCTTGCAGAGCATCAGCGCACCGATAAATACCGTTTGAACGTCCATTGTCATAGTCTAGGAAACTCCATCTCCGTACTTTGCTCGTACTGGTCATCCTGTTTCAATGCGTAAATGTCCTGCCACCCGGCATAGATGCTCTGGTCAAGGATGGCTTTCCAGTCATGACGATCAAACTTTTCCAGCTTGTTGCAGAGCATCTGTTTCGCCCGGTCTGTCATAGGCTTTTTGATTCTTGCACGCATCTGTGCGAACTCTCGCAGGGATTCCAAAAGGGCTTTATCACCATGAGCAAAGTCGGAGAAGATGTCAGGTTTCTTTTTGACTGCACTCTCCGGCAGGGTCTTGACGTTCACATGACTGTCAGTTGATATAATGGGTTCATTGTCATCTGACTTTGAACTCATAGATGAGCTGACTTTCATCTCATTTATGACATGAAGATGAGCTGACTTTCGTGTAGACCATCCTTTTGACGCAATATCGCTTCTTTTCTGTTCTTTATCGAGCAGATGTTTAATCAAAATAAAACAAGATTCTGCTTTTTTTGAGTTCAAAGCTGCGTCTTTTCCTTCAAAAACGTATGCACAGATTGCATCGTAAAGTTCCAACTTCTCTTTACTTTTGAGTGTGGAGATGGCTTCAAAGTAGTATCGTTGGAATGTAAAGCTGTCTCGTTTTTTGTCCATACCTATCCCCCATTAAAACGGGCACTCAGTGTCAGATTCACGTAGCCAACCTTCGCCCGGAATGTTGACTATCTCATAATACTGCCGTGCAACGTAGATTGTTTTCTGCCCATCCTCAGCGATCAGACCGACAATCAGATAGTTGCCAGCAGCCATAAAGAACCAAGGGTTGCTCTTGTAGGTCTCACCCTTCATCCAGTTCTTCATTTTGTTTACGGCTTTTTCAATGTCCTTGTCGGGGCAGTCCGGGTTGTCGTATGCAAAGAAATCATCAGGAAATTTAAGCTTTTTCACTTTCTAAATCCCTCTCTTGTTCTTATAATTCGTTTGCAACCTTCATGTAGCTTTGCACCTTTACGGTATACAGGTCGGTTGTGCTTCTGCTTGATGTAACCGCACTGCGTTTCGGACTGTCTGACAGCATTTGCAAAATGTTCAACTGATGCAGCACATCGGTTCATCGCTTCTGTTAACGCTTCAAATCCATCCATCTTTAGTCCTCCGTAGGCGGTATTGGCATATACGCCCAGTATTCAATTTTTGAGTGATGCAAACAATATCCGTTATCGTTCATCCAATCAAATTCTGGCATTCCATGCCGAAGGTCTTTTACAAGTCCTCCGCATGACACAGCCCTGTCTATCTTCCTTTTGAAAAAATCAAAATACAGCCCAGACAGTAAAATCCTTCCGGATGAAAAGTAGCCATTTCCATTGTCAAACAGTGGCGGGTATCCTTCTTTTTTAAGAGAATGCCAAACAATTTTGCTCTCCATACCTGCCACCTCATACCATCGGAAACGCCATCCAATGCGTTACAGCCACATCTTTCGGCAGTCTCTCGCCTATCTCATCCCAGAATTGACCGTCTGCGTAACAGCCTAGAAAGTACGCTGTTGGCGAGATTCCTTGCAACATTTTTCCATCTTTATCACGCCACGTTGTCTTAGTCGCAAGCAACAAAGGCTGCGTCCGCTCTCGTGGTGGTTCGCTGGCTGGATGCCAGAGTGTGTTAGCCATTTTTATACCCCGCAGTAGCAAGAACGACTACATATCCAATTAAGAAAATAGCAACATTGATAACCGCACAAGCAACAACCTTGATAACAGTGCTGTCAATATATTCATCCAAAGTGTCCCAAAGGATATATCGTTCAAACATATAAATGGGAGATACAAACAATATACCAACCATCGTTGTCAAAACGATGCCTAAGGCAACTTCATATATCGGCATTGCCCTTTCTCCCTTCAATCTCCGTCCCATACACCGTCAGGCCGCATCTTTGCAAACGCCAGCAAACCATACAAAGCGCGTTTGGCGTTGCCCTCTGTGGCGTGCCAGTAGTCGCTATCGTCTACATCGTCACCTAGTGCGGAGATGGCCTTTTCAAGCATCGGAATGCTTTCTGCGCCTGTTTTGCCATAGATGGAGCGGATGCCCTTTCTACCCAACACATCATCACGACGAAAGTAATTTCCATAATTATAGGTGATATTAAGCCACAGTTCCGTTGTCCCTCCAATGGAACGAGTACCGCCAGCAACAAAGTGCATATCATCCACTTCAAGCGTTTCATGCGTTACGGGGTCGCATAGCGAAATATCATAGCTCATCTTTCTTCTCCCATTCCTTGCATCCACGTTCATCCCACACGAAGTCTGCAACGTGTTCTGACTGGTCGTTCACGCACACGCCATCCGGCTCTGCGTACCATTTGCAAGAGCCACAGGACGGCTCAGATTTGTTCTTGCAGGATTCTGCTGTGCATCGGATAGCCTTACCAGCGGAGAACTGCTTGATTCCCATGCAAGAGCAATGTTCGGTGGTGCAGTAAACATCCATTATCTCTGCCCTCTTTTTCCCCTTCTGTTGGCATTGAACCGCCCGATCACTCGCTTATACTCCTCATAGCATTCCGGGCAAAGGTCGCCCGTATCCCTGCGCCATGACCGGTCTTTGAAGTATTCGTCAGGGTTCATCATTCTGCCGCCCAGTACCGCTCCGCAGCGGTCGCATACTCGCTTGTGGTAGATTCCTCTGTCAGTCTGCATTAGTCGTCCACCTCTCTGTACTCCACTTCAATCTCCTTCGGCAGAGCCGTCTGGTACTTCTGGGCAAGCTGTTCTGCGCTCTGGGCATCGCCCAACGGCTGTTCTGGCGGTGCAACGGTAACTTCCACGTTGTCACGCATACCAAAGTAGTTTTTGGCTCGGAAAATCCACTCTGCCGGGTTCTCCTGTCCGTACATACCGTTGTATGCCCACATGGACTGCATTTGCAGAATCAGTTTTAGGATGTACTTCTGCTGCAAGCTGTCGTCACGGCGTTTGCCTGTCATAATCTGTCTCAGACTAGGCCATTCGATGCCCAGCACCAGTGCAATCCATTCCACCACAGGGGAGATTCTGGCTTCGATGCAAGCGTCAAAGAAGAAATCAAGGCGTTGCTGCACTTCAATGGGGTTGTTCATGTCCACGCTCGGAAGGTCGCCAAAATACTTTGCCGCAATCATGCCGACAACTTTCTTGTCCTCTTCATCGCCGATTCTTGATTGCAAATCCCCTGTGTTCAGCATCTTAGACCTCGTGATTGCTAACTCCTGCTGTTCTTTCACCTTTTTACTCACCTGTGAGCGGATAGACTTCCTTTTGTTGAGCATCTGTTGTTTCTTTTTTTCACGCTCTTTCTCACGCTTCGCAGCGGCTTGCTCTTTCGCCTTTTGCGCTCGCTTCTCACGCTTTTTCTTTTCAGCTTCGGTCAGCGGCGGTCTGCCACGACCACGCTTCGGGGGTGTTGCCAAGAGTTATCACCTCTTCATTTTCGTTTCGATGTTTCTCAGTTCCCGTGCAATCCACAAGATGGAGCAGCAGTTGTCTAACTGTCGCCACCAAGCGCATTTTTCTTTCTCGCATACGCACCGACCAAGCGGATTGCTGGTCATTTTCATTGGACAGTAAAATTCATTTTCCATTGGTTACTCTCTCTCAATATGTACCTTAGCTCTTTGAACGTTTTCTAAATCGGCAAAACTTTTGAACGAACCGTTTTTCAAATTTACAGCGTTATAAACCAGCGTAGCAAAATTTCCGCTTACTATCGTAGTTGAAACGTTCTCTGTTTTCATGTAAAGTTCCGAATGATGATAAAATGCTTCCGCAACATCAATGTCGCTAAACGGCATTAGAATATCATTTATTGATTTAATTTCCATATTTACTTCCACCCCATCGCAACAGCCGTACAAACGACCAGACACACGTTGACGAACAGCCAGACGAGCATTGCCTGCCGTTCCTCAAACAGGCTGTTCGCCATGTTCTTGATTGTCCGTTCAGACTGAACTACTACCGCCAGCAGGACTAAGCAGACCAGCCAGCGGGTTACAAATTCAAACATTGTTACCTCCATCTAACATCCTCTATGATGTTTGGATTTTCGTGCGATTGAAACTCATATAGACTGCATATAGTTTTCTTTCCGCAAATCGGGCAATTAGGAGTTTTTTTTTTTTTTTGCTATCCGCTAGAGCAGTTGCAATACGTTCATCGCACACATCGACGCTAGTGGTGCAGAAGTCGCAAGTGAACGTGGCTCTTT